GAAAAGGTTGAGCAATATATCAAAGAGCATACAAGGAATTGTAGCAACGAGATTATTATTCCTACACAAGATGGGTGCAGTTATACAAAAGGCTATACATCTTGGCTAACCCCAGACGATGCAAGAAAGATTGCAGAGATAGCAAGGGAAGAAACCATAAAAGAGGTGTGCGAGTGGTTGGATAACCACACAATGTTAAGTGAAAAATGGTATATTGAGGACTTGAAGAAACATTTGGAGGGAAAAGTATGAAGTCAATAAAGGAAAAAGCAAATGAGTATGCAAAGGACTACTTGTTTAGCCCATTGCCGCAAAGAGCACCAAATGTTCATTTCTAGGCAGGCGCAAACTATGTGCTTGAGTGCATAGAAGAAGCCTTAAATAAATCTTTTGATGAGCTATCAATTAAAGATGGCTATTTGGAAGCAAGAAAATGTATAGAACAACTAAAGGAATAAGGTGTATGAAAAAGATTATTCTATTAGCACTTACCGCCTTGATGATGGTGGGGTGTAGATATAAAAGTACCGGTGCAAACATTAGGGAAGCCAGCAATGCTGTGATAATAGTTGATGAACATACTTTAGATAGTTGTGAATATTATCCTTCCTACGGACACAAAGGTAACTGCCGCTTCTGTAAGGAACGCAGGCAGAAGGAACTGAAAGAGTTGGTTGAGCAGGTCGTGAAAACACGGCAGGCAAATCCAGAACATTAATTAATTTTGCAAACAAACAATTCTGATTATGGAAGAAGGAACAAAACAACAACAACTCACGTTTGAGAAGGGAATAACCAATGTCCCTTCTGATGCTCTCTGCTCCGACAATGCGCTGGCTGAATGTCTGGGCATGATCTATGAAAATGGGGAGCATCGGGTGATACAGAATCCGAAATATGACCGTCAGCCCGACGGAAAGCTTGTCTTCGTGCATAAGCTTTCCTCCGGCGATGATGTGTATATCACGGAGAACACGGAGAACAACGGTTTGCGGACCATCCTAACCATCGGTAATAGTAGCTTCGAAGTAAGTGGAGACTACCTCATCAATGCCGTTGGCAATACTATCATCGTATCGGATTCTAGTGGGATGCACTACTTTATCTGGAAGGGAGGAACATACAATGAATATGGCAATCTGCCCGAAATCAACTTTGTGCCTTATCTGCAATGCGTCCCTTCGATACCGACAGACCCGGAACTCAGCAATGAATACCTTGTGACAAACACCCATAGGGAGCAGGAAATATTGGCTGAGGATGAAGGCTATCTATATTTTGCTGACAAGTCTAACGAAAAGTCACAAGGCGAATACGATACCATCATCACGGGCCTATACGCCAAGAACAAGAAGGCCGTAGACGAGGCAAAGGGATTCTGTCTGCCGTTCTTTGTGAGGACGGCTCTCCGCATGTACGATGATTCCCTGACGCATATCTCCCAGCCCATCCTTCTGCTGCCTACCCTTACGATGAACAGTCTGCTGAGGTTTGACCGTGAGTATGATAAGTTCTATCTCATGACCCAGTTCGCTCGGATGTTCTTCACTCAGAACGTAGACCTGTCAGGGTGGTCGGACATCATCAAGAACGTTGAGGTCTATATCAGCGATGGCGTAGAGATCTATGATACGAACGTGCATCAACAGATAGGCCATCTGATTCCTTCGTGGTACCCAATCCAGCCAACTCCTGACCAACAATTCGAAAACTTGGGCACCGTGTTTAATGGTGTGTATAGGAATGATAGCGGCGACACTCTTCAAGAGGTGGATTATGAGATGAGAAATGACAGGGAGCTGCCCATTATAACGGGCTATAGCATAATTTACCCCGAACTGTTCGCCCTGTCAGCTCTAAAGAAGCGGCCTATAGCAGATATAGATGCCGACATCAAAGGCACATCGGTATTCTATAAGGTTGCGTCCATCGGTTTGAAGCCATACAACGACGCAGAACCCCTGGCAGCCCATATAAATACGCGCGTGCTGGAAAATCTGACCACACAGGAGCAGCTGGAGTACGACGATTTCTATTCTCACACGTCTCTCTTCCCTAGCTTGATGCAGCCATTCAACATGCGCCTCAATCTGGCCGATGTCAGGAGAAGCTTTTTCAAAGGATTCTCTCTGTTCATGCCTTATTCAGAGACGGGGGATACAACTTATCGCGTGAATATCATGACCGACTCCGGCAAGAAAACGGTGACTGCAAATGGAAGCGATCAGAGGCCTTGGTATTATTTCTTCTACCCCGATCCACGGGCTGAAGCAGTAGAGATTTCAAAGGGAGTAGGCATAAGAGTCTATAAGCTGACCGAACATGAGGGACTGAATGGAGCCTACTATTTCGCGGGCTTGCAGGCCATCCTCAACCAGTCTGTTCCTGCGGGTGATTACTATGATGGTAGTTTCGACGGCAACCAAAAACCGGAGGAACTTGCCAACTACGTCATAACCTCCGAGGTAGGCAATCCGTTCGTCTATCTCGCCAAGGGGTATAACAAGGTGGGTATAGGCAGGATATTGGCCATATCCACTACTACGATGGCACTCTCGCAGGATCAGTTCGGACGTACCGATTTGCTTGTGTTCACGGATAATGGCATCTGGGGTATGCAGGTAGACCCAACGGGCTTGTATCAGTCTATCCACCCGTTCAGCCGTGAGGTGTCGCTCAGTCCGGCTAATCTGATTCAGACCGACGGGGCCGTGTTCTTCACGTCTGCCAAAGGATTGATGGTAGCCACGGATGCAGGGGTCAAGTGTGTGTCGGAGCAGTTGTCGGGCAGGGAAACGCCCTTCGACGGCGTGATAGACCTGGGTAACTTCATCGACTATCTGCGGGGAGCACGGGGAGCACGGGGAGCATTCATGGCTTACGACTATCGCGACTCGCTGATATGGATTTTCAACTCAATGGGAGGGACCAACCCCTATTGTTACGTCTACTCCATCAAGTCGGGTACGTTCTCGAAGAAGAACCTCGGATATGTCGTAAAGACCGCCGTGAACAACTACCCCGACTATCTGCTGCAGGACACTAACAATAATGTGTACTCCCTGCTGAAGCGCCCCAACATCAATCAGGATGGTGAGATGGTCGGCGGTCAGTATTCTCCCAATCTCTACGGGGCAAGGCTGATTACACGCCCGCTGAAACTGGAGAACGCGCTTGCGCTGAAGTCGATTGCCCAGATACGGCACATCAGAGGCTTCTCCGATGGCGTAGAGGTGACGAGGGATAATGAGCGAGTCTTCGTTAAGCCTGCACTCGGAATCCGACTGTTCGCCTCGAACAACCTCAACAAGTGGGTCGAGTTGCACTCCCTCCGTGGCATCCCCTGGAAGTACTATCGTCTGGAATATGATTTCAGCGGCCTCACGGCCACCGACCGCTTTGACGGCAGCGTTATAGTCACACAAGTAAGAAGAAACAATAAACTCAGATAATCATGGCAATTTTCAATCTCAATGATGCCCTCAACGGGGCACTGATAGGAATACCCGTCGCTTCGGAAGAAGAACTCTCGCGCAACTCCGGCCATCTGCGGTTAGAAGATAGCAAGCGCATAGTCTATATCGACGGGCATAAGATTTCGGTATCTACAGAAGGTGTCGTCAGGGCTTGCACTCCTGCTGACAACAGGTTTACGCCGGGGACGGTTCTTCAGATCATCGAAAAGACCATCTCTACCACCTACGGCAGCAAGCAGACTCAGACTCGAAGCCCGACACAGGGCTATGACCCGGAAGCAAATCTCTCCAACATGGAGCCTCGCGACTATTTCGCATTGGAGGCCATGAGGGTGATGATGCAGAACACGCCCCACCCCGACGCTGCTGACGATGCCACCATCCTGTTTGTAGCCCGTGCCGCATACCGATGGGCACAGGGCATGATAATCGCTGCGGCAGACACCCGTCTCGGTACGGCTCAATCGTCAGGAACCACCCCAACGCAGGTTGACGTTACAGATGGCACGAACACGGAGAAGCTTCTCGACAATCTTGTGAAGGCAATCTCCACGCTTACTACCGCTATCCAGGGTACTCTGAAGGTCGAGACTCCAAGTGGCAGTAGCCTGAATGTTGAGGGCGAGGTTAATGTTCAGGGCGTTAATGATACATCAACAAGTAAGTCAATACCTCTGAGAGTACACGGCATCACCGACGATACGACAACAGGATTCGTATCAGACCCGATAAAGACAAAAGCGGTCACTACATAATGAAAGGAGGAAGGTTGTTAGCCTTCCTCTTTTTTTTATGCCTTTTCGTAAGTATAAATTGCAATCCAATCCTTGCCACCACCTCCTTCTATTCTTTGGATAACAAGTCTGCTATTAGTCAATTGCTTGATTGTATAAGTGGCCGTAGAACTGCCATAACTAATGACGAGTTGATTTCCCGATATCTGGAACTTTCCTTTTGCGCCTGTATAATAGACGCAAGACCCATCTTCGAAGAATACAAGATTAAGTTGATGTTTTGATGTTTCGTAGATTTCTTCCGTCTCAACCCTGGCATGCTGTTCTGACACGCAATTCCAACTGCCATAAATACTGCTTGGTGTTATTTGATTACTCTCTGCTCCGTCATCTTTGGAACACGAACACAAGAGAGCCATCAGGCATACACAAAATAATAATGTTTTCTTCATACCGATATTGTTTATTAGTTATTGGTGTCGCAAAGATACAAAAATCCCGCCAATCACAATCGTCTGGCGGGATAATTTAACGAAGATTTGCACTAACCTAAGCTGCCGCGTAAGAGCTTACGACGCAATCAAGAATATTGTCGAAGTCTGTGTATACGCACCATTCTCCATCTTGTTTGATACCCAGAAGAATTTTATCTTCAGAGTCAGTAATGACAAGTTTCCACTCGGGATTTGTGGTGATTGTGGTTGCTCCCACTGCGCCGAGGGTTGATAGCGAAAGTATTGTAGAAAGCTTGGCCGTGTCGTCCTTTATGTAAACGCTGGCCTTGTCCGCTTTCGTGCTTATGTCTTGATGTTCCTGTAGGGCACTATCAGCCTTTCCAAGAGAAGTCTGAACGCTTTCTGACAGGTCTGACTTGGGGATGCCTGTGTTAGGCTTTGTGTATTTTGCACTGATTGCCGTTGTCAGCGAAGTTGTGAGTGAAGAAAGCAACTCTGCCAGTGTTTCCGTATCTGGCGTGTTGGCAAGAAAATTCTCTATCTCCTTAATTCCGTTAATCACGTTATCGGGAATATCTGTTTCCTGTTGTTCCTTCCACTCTTTCAGGGCGTCCACGTCCTGCTGAACAGGGTCTTCACTCTGCTTTTTGTGGTCTATCACACTAGTAGGATAGCGCACGATACCATCTGCATAGCCTTTACTCTCCATTTATATATTTGATATTTGTATCGTTACTGGCGTTTCGGTAGTAATAATCTTGATGTAGCGGGCTTCGGTGGCTCCATAGAGCCGGATGCGGAAACTGGGGCCAGCCCACTTTGTAATGAGACTCTTCGGATATGGGCCGTCTATCTTCTCCGCTTTCTTGATAACGAGTCGCCCTTTCGCGGGCAGTTCCAATTCGAGCCATGCGTCACCCGTCAGGCAAAGCGTCTCACTTACCCAACCGTTGGCCTCATCGCTCCAGGCACCGTTGATGGTCGTTATCTCCTTCATCCGTTACGTCCGATATTCATTTTGGCTATCTCCAGCATCCTTGCACTACGGGCATCGTTATAGGCAGAGAGCAGAAGATAAGCCAGATAGTAGATAAACGCCGTCTTCACCTTGGGAGGCAGAGGGTAATGAACTTGTTTGTCATCATCCGTCCCCGTAGTAAAGGAGTTGTCGCCTACGTCTGCCACATAGGTATAGGTGGCGAGACCCGTAGGCCACACTTCCAGTTGCCGTTTGTTGCGGTTGATAATGACGGCCTGCGGACGGTCTGCGGTGGCCTCTGCTCCGTTTGGATCGTAAAGTTGCAGATATTCATCCGAGTCCTCAGAGATAGGATTGATGACGGCTCTGTGCCAGCTCCAGCACCTTACCCTCGCCAGCTTGATAAAGTCTGTAGGGAGGTTGATATAACCGCCACCTGTGGTAGCGATGGGAGTAGGATTTATGCCATCCACGTCAACAAGGATTCCCGTGTCTACAAGCTGGCCGTCGCGCGTTTCGTCACTGCCACTCAGGAGTTCGGCAGGGCCGTAGAGGCAAACCCAGCGGACGGCATCACCAATCTTCGACCTGATGATGTTGTTCATCAGTCCGTTGTCGGTGGTGGCGTCGCCGATGTCGTAAGCCGACGCATCAAGGAACTCGGCAGCATTAAGCGATTCCTCATCAATGCAGAAGCGGACGGCCTCTATGATTTGCTCTACGGTCATGGCCTTAGTTATTCAAGTGTCAGGTTGGGGAATGTGTAGCCCTGTTTCTCGGCGTAGGTCAGAGCGGCCTTCGGCTGTTTAAAGGGTTTCTCTAACTCGGTGGCTACCCACTCCAGCAGCTTCTCGGGAGAATCCACCTCTTCCACGAGGATTGGGTCTTTCTTTGGCTCCTGCGTCGGGGTCTCGCCGCCATTGTCAACACGCTCCAGCTTTACATAGCCGTCCTTGAAGGGTACGCTGTTCTCCAGCAGCTCTTGTGAATACTGCGTTTTGAGTACCAGCCGTGCAGGAACATTGTTCAGCACACTGCCACCCTCAAACACGTACCGCTGCTTGTTGCCGTCTTTGCCCTGTAGTACAAAACTGAAATTGTTGCAGGGCTTGGTGATTCTATATGTCTTTGTTGCCATAGTCATTGAAATTTAGAAAAAGGGGGTGACGATATGCATTGCACGCCACCCCCGATGGTTATGGTTTAGGCTGCAAGGTCGGAGCCTGTATAGGTCTCCCATGCAGTGCCGTTATAGATAAGCACGGATCCCCTCTCGTAAGTGACTGCCTGAGCGCCCTCGCCAACGGTCACGTCTGAGGTCAGCGCAATCTTCATATTCTTGGCAGGGGTCTTGGGCAGGTGGTTCGAGCTGACAATCCAGTTCACGATGCCCTGGGTCATGTCGCCAAACATCTTGTCCTCGGGACCTACGATGATGCTGTTGTAGCCCTTCAAGCCTACAGCATCGGCCATAATCTCGATGTGACGCTTGGCCAGGCGGATGTCGCCAGCACCCTTCGACATGTCGTTGGTCATGTTGCGCTTGCCCTCCTTGATGTAGTGGATGGCATTGTCGAGGTCGAGTACAAACATGTAGTCCGACTTGCCCATGAAGTCAAGAGTCTGATCCCACACGAAGTTAATCTCACCAAAGGTGTCGGTGAAGCGACGGAAGGTGAGGTCGAAGTCCTTGGCCACGGAGAAATGAATCTCGCGGTTCTTACCCGGGTCAATGTTCTCCAGACGCTCGATAGCGTTCTTACCGCAGAAGGCAAACGAACGGTTCGAGGTGGCGAAGTCGGTGAACTGAAGCTTGGAGATAGCTACGAGGTCTGACAGCATGTACTCACTACCGATAGCGTAGTAGTTGGGAATCTGAGGCAGAATTCCCTCACTGTAGAATACGTCCTCGATGGCACCGTCCTCAGTGACGCGCTTCTTCTTGGCCATCACACCCATCCAGTACGAGCGCTCAATGCGCACGTCGTTGAGGATGGAGGCATCGCGCAGAAGGTCTTTCACCTTGAACGGGTACTTCTTCTTCATCTTCTCAAACTCTTCGGTGAACAGCACGTTCCAACCCTTCTTCTGAAGATAGACTTCCTTCTCGCGGGGCTGGAAGTTGTCGGGAGTGACAAGCAGCTGCGACTCCGACATGGCATTGGCCATACCCAGCACGTAAGTGCCTGCTGCAATAGCGGGAACGGTACAATCCTCCATCTCGTTGTTCACCTGACCAGCGGTAGCAGCGGGGCCGTTGATGGCCATCAGTGTCAACTTGGTCTTGGTGCGCTCCACCACCTCCAATACTAGGCAGTTGCCGTCATGCTCCGTCTGCGAACCGGGTTTGTAGCCGCCCATAGAGGGGACAGCGATGGTGTCGAACTTACGGAATACGCCAAGATTGCCGGAGAAGTTGTTCTTCGTCAGCTCGATAGAGTCACCTGCAGCAATAGCAGCGGTGATAGTACCATCCAAGGTCTCACCACCCACGCGGGCATGCTTCACGGCGTAGTTCTGCACCTTACGCTCCTTGGCCACACGACCCAGCAGGCGCATGAACGGTACACGATAGGGCTTCAGTTGGGTAAGGGTCTCTTCGCGTTCCTCTTCCTCCAGACCGCCCTCGCGCATCTGGGTGGCACTGGCCTGCGTTCCCGTCAGGTTCTGACCGTCGTGCTCACCGCCAGGACTCTGACGGTCGCTCTTGTCTTCCTCAACTACTTCCTTATTATCAACGTCGGTATGAGTGGCTACGTCGCCGCCCTCGTCACCGATTTGGGTAGCGGTCAAATCACCAGCTGCGGCCATACCGCCACCACCCGAAACAACAGCGAGCACGAAGAGCAACAGGCTCAACACGCTCCAAATCTTCTGATACTTTTTCATTGCTTTCATTGTTTATATATAAATAATGTGTTAATCTTCGTTCACCCAATCACGGAGCGATTCCTTCTTTTCACGTTTCGGCGCCGGACGGCTGCTGCCCTGCGAGAAAGATGGCGGGGGTGTCTGTCCGTCGTCAAAGGTCTTCAAGCGGTTAGCATGCTTCTCGTTGCGGGCCTGCATGGCGGCTTCCTCGCGTGCGTTCTGCATGTCGGTGTCGTAGTTCATGGCGTGCATCATGGCTACCCATGTGTCTTTCCCAACCTTGCCTTGGAAAGCGGGTGCGAAAATATCATCCCAGAAATGCTCCCACATACGGTCAATCTGCTCATCGCTCAGACCGAACTCCTGCTGAACGGAAGTAAGGGCGTTGAGTGATTCGTCTATGGCGGCATCCTTGGCCTTCTCTGCCTCTTCGCCGTCAATCTGAGCTTTCTGCCAGTTCTTGAATTTCTCGTCCACCTGTGCCATTAGTTCGGGATCGTCGAGTGCGGCCTTGATGTCGATGCCGTTCTCTGTCAACCAAACCAGCGGATTTTTGTCAGGATTCTCTGCCAGGTCTTGGAACATGGCTGCAATCCAGCGATTCTTATTCAGTGCTTCAGACAACTGACTGCCCGACTTCCTTAGTTTCCTGTAGTTGTCGCGCTCATCAGCCATGCGGCCGTAGCGTGCTTCTTTATCCTCAAAGTCCACGTCGGGATTATCCTCGCCGAACATGGCGGCATAGCGGTCTCTGTTTGGTCGGGCTGGCTGTTCGGCGGGCTGCTGCATTGCAGCGGCTTCCTGAGCCTGTTCTCCGTTTTTCTTCGTTATTTCTGCCATAATGTAAGATTTATGGCGCAAATATCTGAATTATTCGTCCCGCCTCTTCCGTGTTTTCACAATACCCCAATTTTCGAATGTTAATAAATACTAAATGGCACCTGCATGTGAAAACACGGAAGATAAAGCACTCGCTTTATTTACTTTTGCGCCCATAAAGTAAGAGTGAATATGGCAAAGATACGAACCCTATCACAGGCTACAGGCCGCATCCACGATTCCGTCAAGAGCCGGCATCGCCGCATGTCTGTGGATATTCCCGTCCGCAGGCGCAGGAGGGTTGACTACGACCTCGTGCTGCGCTGTCAGCAGGCTTGGAACAACCTAGACGATGCCAGAAGAACTCGCGAACGGGTGAAGGAATATGTCTATGGCGACCAGTGGGGAGATATTATCCACTACCGTCACGGACAAATCACGGAGCGAGAGTATATCCAGCGCAAGGGTAATGTACCATTACAGAACAATATCATGATCTCCATCCTTGGCTCTGTCACAGGTCTCTACACCAAACAGGCTGGAGAGCCAAACTGCTTTGCCATGCGCAAGGATTCCCAGTGGCTCTCGGATATGATGTCGGCCACCATTCAGCAGAACTGGCAAAAGACAAAGCAGATGGATGCCCTGAAAGCAGCAATGGAGGACTTCTGTATTGGCGGCATGGCTATTGCCCGTGAGACCTATGAGGAAAAGATGGGTCGCCGTGTGGCTTGGACGGACTTCCCGAATGTGAATCATGCTTTTTGGGAGGCTGGCACAGACCCGCGCATGTCAGACCTACGAATGGTTGGTCTGCTACACGATGCCACCAGAGGCGAACTTTACTCCAAGTTCTGCAACGAGAAATACGGCTGGACGGTCGCTGAGATCAATGAGGTCTTCAATATCCCGGACCCTCAGGATTATCCGGGCTATCCATCCAGCTCCGGTTATCAGCAGAACGAGCGCGAAAGTCTCTCCGCACTCTCTTTCGACAAGGCATCAGACAACGGCCTCTACCGTCTGATTGAGGTGTGGACGCAGGAGACCAAGACACGGTATCAATGCTATGACCCATTGGCCACCAAGGCCGACGATATAGAATTTCGCGTCGAGGTGAAGGACATATGGCGAATCCAGCAGAAGAACCAAGAGCGCATCCGTCAGTATCAGGAGATGGGAATCCCCGAAGAGGAATGGGCTCTGATAGAATACGAACTGATTGAGGATTTGTATTGGTACTTCACTTATCTGACTCCCGATGGCACTGTGCTTGCCGAAGGTGAGACTCCATACGAATCGAAGACTCACCCCTTCTCCATCAAACTCTATCCTTACGTCAACTCGGAGATACACCCCTTCATGGGTAATATCATCGACCAGCAGCGCTACATCAACCGCCTGATTATCATGCACGACATGGCAGCACGCTCGGCTGCAAAGGGTATCATGATTTTCCCAATAGGCAATATCCCCGATGGAATGTCAAAGGAGGATATAGCCGAAGAGATTACCGAATACGACGGACTTCTATTCTTCGAGACGGATAAGATAAATCCTGCTCTCCGTCCAGAAATCATCACATCGGGAGCCGTGCAAATCGGTACGCAGGAACTCCTGCAGATGGAGCTTAACCTTGCACGCGACATCACCAACGTCAGCGGGGCACTCCAGGGCAAGACTCCCTCTGCCGGAACTTCTGCTGCCCGCTACGCACAAGAGACGCAGAACGCTACCACTTCTCTCGCATCCATCCTCCATGACTTCACTTCGTTCATGGAGTCGATTGCACAGAAGAAGTGCATGATGATCAAGCAGTACTACCGTCACTCAGACCTTGTAGTATCGCGCGACCATACTATCTTCTACGAGTACGACAATCTCTCTGCCCGTGACGTGGACTTTGAGGTGACTATCAAGGAGTCTGCCGCTACCGCTGCCTACCGTACCTACATCAACGACACCGCTCTCCAGCTCCTACAGATGCAGGCCATCAACGTCAAGCAATACCTGGAGGTGGTCAACCTCCCCTATGCCGACGAACTCCTGCAAATCATCCAGCGTGACGAGGCACAGCAAATGGCCATGCAGCAGGAACTCATGGCGCAGGGGGTCAATCAGCAACAGGTTAATAACGCACAACAAATGTTACAGGCCGCATGACACTATCATTCTCTACTCTCAAACTGGCGGTAAAGCGTCACTTGTCAGTCATCGGCAAGCGAACCTATTCGAAGGACGGACAGAATCAGTTCTCGCAGATAACCGTGTCTACCGCCGAAGACCCTATCTTCGAGCAGTACCTTGCCGCAGCTGCCCAGCAGGTAGAAGCATTGCTGAGACAGTTGGTTAGCACCTTCTCACTGACAAGCACGGGTTTTACCCTGACTCTTCATAACACCAGAGGTGCAGCTGATTTCGAAGCCCGCTCAGAGGAATTGGTTACTACTTTCTGTGTTCTATACACGGTTGGCGAATACCTGGCCATGACCCGTCCAGATATGGCACAGAAATATCAGTCGGATGCCACGGGAGCCATGCAGTCGCTTCTCAGCTATGCCTTCTATAAGGAACCGCCAACATCGGTTGCCGATCCGTTTGCGGCCAGTACATCAGTATCTTAAAATATCGAATATATGTCAAAGACTATCACTATTACCATCCCAAAGGCCGTTGTGGTTGAAGCCGTAAAGGGCGATACCACTATCACGGGAAATGTTGACCGTTCGGTTGATGCGGTCAAAAATGCGGGCGTGGCTTACAACGAACAGGCTGGCGATGATACTCATCATGAAAAGAAGATTGACCGCGCCATCCGTGCTGCCGTGTCGAAGTTTGAGGCAGAGATAGCGGAATTTGCTGATGGATCGGCTGGAAGCATCACTGATTCTTTCTCTGACAACATCATCATCACGCTCGTTGTGTCAGACCGATACAATGGAGGGCTGGCAAACCCACTCTCAGGCCTGGCGCAGGAGTATATCATCAATATGGCCCTCTACACATGGTGGATTTCCATCAAGCCCGACTTTGCCAAAGGATTCGCAACACTGGCCAGCGACACGCTGCCCTATGTCCGCAAGTGCTTCTCTAAGGTGGCCCCGGCCTCTTCCGCTTCATCCTATAACGACGTGACAGGAACCGTAACAGACAATTAATATGAGCAAGACTATAACCCTTACACTCGTCAAAGCCCTGATTATTGAGTCGGTCAAGAATGAGACCTTCTTCCGGGGCAACGTCGATAAAGCCGTAGACCAGAAGGCCATTGCCTTAGCCTATCATGAGCAGGCTGGGGATGATACCTATCAGGAGAGGATGATGCAGAGAGGACTCTATACCGCTCTTGAAGAGCTGAAGACCCACCTCTCCGACTATCTTTCCACTTCGGGTTTCTCAGCAGCCGACAACAGTATTGAATCGTCTGACGATGGAGATAATATCGTCGTTCATCTGATTGTGTCAGACCGATTCAACAAAGGCTACACACAGAGCCTTGCGCGTCTTTCTGCCAAGTACATCGAAGAGTCTATCCTGATGGATTGGTGGAAACCCGTCAATGAGAAACAATCCGCACTTTATGCTCAGTTCGTTGAGCGTGACCTAGCTTCTATCAGACGATGCTTCAACAAAACCGCACCCACAGTCCCTACCGTACCTTACACTACCTATCTCCGTACCACCGGCTCTGCCTTCGAACTGGAGATTGGAGAAGAGGCTACCGTGACCTACGAAATATCGGATGGCGCTATCGACGATATTGAGTGCCGGGTGGAGGACAAGACACTGATCGACGTTGGCCGCTCAGAAGATGGCTTTACGGTTATAGGCAAGCATCGCGGCCACACATGGATTCAGCTCTACTCCCGCCACAACGAGGAACTGACCCGTACCCTCCACGTCTACATCACCGATCACAGTTAAGTATACTGCGGTATCTCCGCAGTCCTTTAATATATAATAAGGTATATGGATATAAGACACAAAGAAAAAGGCTACCATCCCTTGCGCTTCGACCGCCCGGAGCCAGACGATAACTGGCCGTACCGCCATCAACCAAACAGTGGCGACGATAGGCAGTACGGCATCAAGTCCCCCAAGTTCGAACGGCATCTGTTCATCCGTCGAGACCAGATATTCTTTGATATAGATGCACAGCTTGGCATGTTGGCCGATGCCCGCAAGACTCCCGATGGCACACAGGACGATACCCTGACGAATGCCACCACCAAGTATCAGCAGATGTTCTACCGCTGGATAGACTCGCACATCGGAGAGGCCAAGACCACAATGTCGGCTTTTGTTCTCGAAAAATTCCGTGAGTCGGCCATGAACTCCATCAAAGACCGTGATGAGATTGACATCACGCTTCTGATGCCCGAATGGTACGACGACACCACATTCCCACAGCTTTGCGACAAGGTGCATGAATACGTGGTTGCTGCCACCCTGGCTGATTTCTGTACCATGCGCCTCACCACGAAAGATCCTGTGACCATCGACAAGGTAAACCAGAAGATTGAGTCGCAGGCAGAAGTCAAGAAACTCGTCAATGCTGCAAAGCCCGGACGTATCTCAAAACCCTTCAAACCCTTTTAGAATCATGGGAGAAATCAAGACATATATCATTATGGTAGTGGGGGCCTTGTTCACGCTCCTTAGTCCGATTCAGAATTTCATGTGGGCAATGGTCACTCTTTTCGGAGTCAACTTTCTCTTCGGTCTCGTAGCTGCCATTGTCAACAAGGAGGGATGGAGCACCAAGAAGGCTCTGATGTTCTTTGCCTATTGTTTCATCTTCTTCGTTACCGCTGCCTCTTTCTTCGTGATAGGCCATTTCATGGACGAAGAAGACCAGGCTGTCGCAGTCGTTAAAATCTTGTGTTATGTTGCCATTTATATCTTTGGCACCAACATCTGTCGCAACTGGCTCAATATCCTGAGCAAGGGCACGGCATGGTACAAGTTTGTTGATCTTCTATACTACGTCCTTTCCGTCAAGTTCATCGAGCGTTTCGACATCGTGAAGAAATGGCAGGACGAGCGCAACAACAAGCCCTCAGAAGGCCGCACTATCCTCGACAAAGACGATAACTAAAGTCCAGTACACTGCGATATTATCGCAGTCAAATTCCCAGAAGCATGAAAAAAATGACCACCAGCAGGCTCGGCCTGCGCTTAATAAAGGACTTTGAAGGCTTGCGCCTTGGTGCATACCTCTGTCCCGCCGGAGTGCCTACCATCGGCTACGGCCATACGAAAGGAGTCAAGCTTGGCCAAGTAATCACCCACGAACAGGCAGATGATTATCTGATAGAGGACATTGCACCATTGGAGAGACATATTAACGCACTCGGCATCAATTTCCGTCAGGAACAGTTCGATGCCCTTGTGTCGTGGCTCTTCAACCTTGGCGTGGGCAATTTCAAGAAGTCCAACCTTTTGAAGCGCATCCAGGACGATTCCTCAGATCAGTCCATTGCCGCTGAGTTCATCAAGTGGATTTACGCAGGCAAGACCCCATTGGCAGGCCTGAAGAAGCGGAGAGTGGCCGAAGCCAATATGTTCGTAGGCTACGAACTCTACTGTCTCGACGACAAAAACAACATCAAGAAGAAATGAGAGACGCAGGAGTACCATCACGACGTGAGAAGGCCAAGCTGGCCAATGCGATGGCCAAGACCGTGCAGGACAAGATGATGAACTGGACGGAGGATAACTTCACCTACTTTGAGCAGACGATGGAGATGATACGCGAGGGCGCTCCCGTCCAATGGGTGAAGCTCTACATGGAGGCCGTCAAACTCGGTATCGTCAAGGAGTCCAACATCAATATCAACATCAACCGCCAGCAAGACCGTGAAAACCTACAGGCCCTCGTGCGTACCCGCATCCCGCTACCCGATAACGGTACGTACACACCCTATGAGGAAATCAAGCAGCCCGAGAGAGTAGAGGTGAAGAGGGAATAAAAAAATCCCCCGACTTTCATTTATTAAGCAGTACCACCCACTTATATAAACGATACCCTACACAGGTGCGTCGGGGGAGTTATGTCCCGGACACTTGTGTAGGGCTTAGTGCGTCTATGTGGGGTGGTACGGGTGCAAAGTTACAAACAAAACTCGAAACAACAAAATTTTGCATCATGAAAGTGGTTGAATTGTTGAAAATCGGTGCCGAAATGTTAAAGTTGATGTCAAAGAATGACGTCTTGCGGGATGATTGGCGTTTTGTCCCAATGTATGAATCTTATAAGGAGATGCGCTCAAACGGGATCAAATATCGTGAGTGCATCCGCATGCTATCAGAAGAATATAACGTCAGCCGCGCCACCATCGAACGAGCCATAAGGAGGTTGGAAGGAGAGTGTTAATTGCCATCAGCTGGTGATGTCTGAATGTTACGTATACTGACGTATCACGTCAGTCATTATCCCTATCTTTGCCATGTCTTCGCGCAAGGACAAAGAGATAGATATTATTAGTAACAACTCAAACACAAATTTCATTATGGCAGAAATTTATCAATTAGATGATCACAACCGGGGGCTTGACACCAACGGCTTGATTGCTGCCGCAGCCCTCGCCAACGGCGGTGGCTTTGGTGGCGGTATGAACAATCCTCTTTGGATGATGTTCATGTATCCGTTCATTCTTCCTTTCCTTAGTATGTATGGAGGTGGATTTGGAGGCTTTGGTGGCTTTGGCGGTGGAGCAGGCAACCTTCTGGGTACTGGATTCATCAGCAATCAGCTGAACAACAACAGCGACAAGGAGACCATTCTCAATGCCCTGCAGTACAACCGCGAGGCTATCAGTCAGCTGGCTAACCAGTTTGGCACCAGCATCAGTGACGTGCAGAACAACATTGCCATTGCCAACTCTAAGCTGGCCGACATCGGCGCTCAGATGGGTATGACAGGTATGCATGTTATCAATGCCGTGCAGAACGGTGATGCTGCCATTGCCAAGCAGCTTTGTGAGTGCTGCTGCAATATGCGCTACGACCTTGCCCAGCAGACCAACACTTTGCAGGCCCAGGCAGCTCAGAACGCCGCACAGGCACAGCTGCAGCTGGCTAACCACGACTCGAACGTTCGCTTGCAACTGGCACAGAATGAAGCCGCAGACCAGCTGGCCGTCTGTCAGCAGACCAATGCACTCAGCACTCAGGCCGACCGCAACTATAACGGTACGCTTGGAGCCATTGCAGCCCTTCAGACCAACATCACGAAGGAGTTCTGTGACATTCGCGAGCGTGAGATGCAGTCGAAGATTGACACACAGGCCGACATTATCACTCAGCTTCGTGGTCAGGTGAGCAACGACAAGCAGACGGAGGCCATCGACAAGCGCTTTAATGCACTGGAGAACGCTCTGGCTACGTTTGCAGCCAAGCAGCCCAACACCGTACCCGTGGTATACCCGAACCTGACGGCAGTAAACCAAACTCCGTATGCAGGCGGCTATGGTTTCCCTTGGGGTAACGGCTTCGCTGGCGGTGGTGTAGTGTTCTAACAAAAACGGAATAAGGAGGTGAAAGTATGAATTGCAATCCTATTTTAGCAACGAATGCAGGTGGTATTCCGTATATCGTTAGCACTAACACAACCGTTGGCACAGAGACAGTGAACATTGCCCTGGGTCTGCGCAGGATCCAGCCCGTAGGCTACCTGACGGTCATCATCAACGATGTAGTACCTACAGGGGCTACGGCAACCCTGCCCGTGACACTCTCGATGGGAGGCACGACAAGAGCCTTGACATTTGCCAACGGTACTCCGGTGACAGCCGCTGAACTGATTGGCGTTAGCAACATTCAGGTGTTCAACGACAGGACAAGGGGGCTGTTGACTCTGATGTCACGTACAATAGCGTAAAGTAAAGAACTAAAAAAAAGTAATCATTATGAATTTGGATTTTGGAAACTTAGGGAACGGAAGTACGTTCTATATCCTTACACAGTCAAAAGGCCAAAAGCCAACGCTGGAAGTGGGAACCGTGAAAGAGAAGGCACTTTTGCAGCCTCAGTATCAACTACAAGCAGTGCCAGGTGCCATGAACGGCATCACGCAACAGCAGAACGTCAGGCTGATAGTCACCATCGACGGAAGCGACAGGCCAATACCCGATATTCCTGCCAATGTAGAGATAGCTCAAAAGGGCGACGTGTTCTACACGGGAAGCCAGCAGGCCATCATACAAGCCATCGACCAGATGATGCAGGTTTCGAAGGGTGAGATCGAGAGAGATGCCTATAACCACATGGTGATTGATGCAGGAAAGGAAATGATGGGCGTGGTGAATCCGCAGTATGCTGCCAGCGTGCAGCAGGAGAAGATCATCCGCGACCTTCAAGACCGCCAGGACGAACAAGGGAAGATGCTGAAGGACATCCATTCGCTTTTACAGGAGATTGTCGGCTCTGCTCCCAAGTCTCCAAAATCTTAAAATAAAGAAAGGTAAAGACTATGGCAACTTATTTCGTAGACCGTGAGAACGAAGGGCAGAGTCCGTTGCGTTCTCAGATGCGCACACACATGCGCAACAACATGGGCGGCAGTCCGGGTGCAAACTCTTCCTCAGAATCCTATCGCCAAGGCTACAAGCATGGCTATAAGGAAGGCTGGGAAGACAAGGAAAAGGAGAAGATGCAGGAAATGATGAAGGACGACAAACTCATGAAGGAGTTTGAAGAGTTCCGTCGCCAGCGCGCTGCAAACGGCCAGTTTATGTAGATTTTAAGGGGAGATTGCTATGCGGTTTCCCCTTATTAGATAGAAGACTAAATATTAAGAAGATATGAAACAGCTTATTTCAGAAGACAGGGCCATTTATGAGGACATGTATCACGGCCAGTTCTCAAAGAAACTCGCTGAGTGGGCTATCTCGTGCATGAAGAAGAAGGACTTCAACACGGGAGAAATGAAGGCGATACAGAAGATTCCCTTGCAGGAGGTGGAGAAGAAACTAAAGGAGTATGGTGCTGAGTTGCCGGAGAAAAGCAAATACACGGCTTGGTATCTGTGGCACATGGCACTGGCTGACTACCCAAATGCGCTCCCTACGGACGAACGCCGTGCATATTTTGTGTACGAAACGATTTGTGACCCTGACGGATGCCCTGCTAACGTGCTTGACTGCTTTGTGACCAAGATGTGTAACGCCGACGAACCCATCTTTTGGGAGGAAATGGTATGAGGACGGAGTATTTCAACATCGGTGATGATGATTGGGGTATCGTACTCTGCTACGACTACGACCTCTTGGACTATGACCGTATATGGTCTATCATCCGTGCCACGGGAGTATCTGACGAAAAGGCGCAGTATGCCATGAGTGTACTGAGTCTGCCAGATACGGGCATGACGTTGACAAGCTTCTCGGATATGATGTCGTTCCTGTTCGTGAGTCGTTCAAGTTCCGATGAGCAATGGTTTGACACGCTGATCCACGAGCTGAAGCATGTGGTGGAGCATATCAGCGAATTCTATCGCGTAGACCCCAAAAGCGAACCAGCTGCATACCTTCAAGGAGAAATAGGCAGGCAACTGTTCCCACTGATAATGCAGAAGATGTGCGATTGTTAAGAAGGAGGCGAGCGGCCTCCTTTTTATTTTATTAACCTTCCCCCAAATAGCACTTGTAAAAACACGGCGAACACAAGCCTGATATACATTAGCTTTGCGCCATAAAACGTGTATTATGCCTACATATAGAGACGATGAACATCTAGGCCACAAAGTGCCACTTGTTGAAACAGATGACATACTGAAAGGGGCCGTCACCACCGATAAGATTTCGGATGGTGCAGTAACTACCGAAAAGATTGCCGACGGAGCCGTTACCACGGACAAGATTAAGGACGGAGCCGTAACGGGTGACAAAATACAAGATCATGCCATCACTCCGCAGCAGCTACCCGAAGACTTTGAGGTGACGGAACGCATGATTGCAGATCAGGCCATCGGAACGGACAAGATTGCTGACAATGCCGTGACCACTCCGAAGATAGCCAACCAAGCAGTAACTACCGATAAGATAGCCGACCAGAACGTGACGGAGGAAAAACTGGCTCCCGGTGCTGTCACCACGGAGAAGTTGGCTGATGGCATGATAGAGCAGCTACAGACCATTACGGATGCAGAGCCGACACCTGATAGCGTGAAGCCCCTGCAAAGCGGAGGTGCCGCCAGTGTGTTAGGCCATTACATAGAGAACCCAGAATTTGTGCGTGCAGTCACAGACAATGAGGACAAGGTTCTCTATGGTGTTCAGGCAGATGGTAACTTTTACTTCGGTGCAGGCTGCCCCCAGCAGGTGAAGGACTATATTCAGAAGCAGATAGACACTATCATGGGAGTTGGTGATGTCACAGAGAAGATAGACACCATCAATGAGATGATAGCCTTTTTCGACCAGATAAGCCATGATGATAACATAAAGTCCTTACTTGATACACTCGATGTTAAAAAGGTTGATAAGGAGGAAGGAAAGAGCCTTATTGATGCAGAGTATGCAGAAGCTGTTCATTATATTGAGTCTCCAGAGTTTGCAGAAATTAAGCTTGATGTTGATGGTAAGATACTTGAAGCTATTTATAAAGATGGTACTAAGTTACTACCTGCTGGAGTTAAGGTGAATGGTGATGTTGAATATAATGGTGCTACAATTACAACTGTTGACAATCCTGAGTTTGTAGGAGCATGGATTGATACAGTAGGACATATTCTTATGGCCATTAAAGGTGATGGTGATATATATTATGGTTGTGGTGTTTCCTCACAAATTAAGGCTTATATTGACGAAAAAATCAAGGAGGTATCTCCAGAGGGTGTGCAGGATATAATAAACTTTATCGGTGAATATCTTGGTAGCACTACTCTTCAGGAACTTCTTGACAAAAAAGTTAATGGGGAGTATATTGAGAATCCTGAATATATTGATGTAAAGCTTGATGCTGATGGTAAGATACTTGAAGGTATTAACAAAAACGGAGAAAAAGTATTTGGAATATTACCCCCACAAATAAAGCAAGAAATAGAAAGCAATCCTTTACCTTATACTAATGCAATGAGTACTTATAAAGAGTCACAGCAGACAGTTTCTCTAAAAAGAGAAGTTGCTGCTTTAACACAAGAATTAAACTCATTGAAATCAATTAAAAATGGTAGCACTCAGGATACTGTTATTGTCAATCTGAGAAATACCAATAAAAAGAAATTAATACTGAATCTTCATAAAAGGACTGATACAGGAACTGCTCAAAGTAATGATGTCTTCTTACCTAATGCTAGAAATGACTTTAGTGATGTAAGAATATTCTGTAATGAAGAAATGCTTCCGTACAAAGTGATAGCAACAGGTAATTATGACATAATTCCTGCTTCTGAATTTGGTAATGATGTTACTGGTGAAGTATTGCAAAATTCACATGGTACTTTGTTTACCGTAAGCAGTATATCTTCTTGGAAACCGAGTATATCAGATGATAATGGTAAGACATGGAATGCTCTTAGTGACATAGAATCAGGTCTTGTAAATGGCATTATAGTTTCTATTACTCAGAATGACACGCTTCTTGTTTCTAAAGCAGGTGTCTTATATAGGTCTGAATACCCATATACGTCGAAAGAACAAGTACTCGATATTACTTCTGAAGATGGTGTATCTTATACAGGTTGTTTTATTCTTAGACAGCATGTATGCCAGCATCCTGATGGTGAACTTTTCCTTGGCAGTTATCAGAACGAACATGCTGTAAGATTCTATAAATCTACAGATGACGGAAGGACATGGACTAAAATTTTTCATAATGCTAAATATCAGCATTGTCATAGGATAATGTGTGATACAAACCAGACTCCTTCTGTTATTTATGCTGGTGCCGATGAAACTAATGGACTGTATTATTCTACTGATAAAGGAGAAACTTGGATTGATTTGAATGAAAACGGGAATCTGCCAGGAGCTATAGACCAAGGAATCATTTATGCTGGAAACGGATTTAGACTGCTTGGTGGTGAGACTACTGTTATTGGAGGTCATTCTATTATCAGGACAACGGATGATATAAATTTCTATCCAGTACTCTCTGTTGGAGAAGGTAGTTATCAAGTAGGTAAACTGCCTCATTCTAACGTATTGTTTGCAAGTACAAGTAGTTGTCAAAGTTTTCTTACTACGCAAATATTGGTGTCTTATGATAATGGTATGTCTTGGAAGTCTACCTATAATACTATGAGAGTAAAAAGTGGTGGAACTTCTGATGGTTTTAGGTTTTTAAGTAATCTTGTCGATGTAGATACAAATAAGCCTTATTTACTATTTGGATGTCAAAATAACCCACAATTCAAACAAAAAAGCCTAAAGGTTATCTCTGATTCAGATACTTATTTTGCAGAAATAGTGGTTGATGTTCCTGATAATATCAGTTCAATTAGGGTTGAAAGCGGATATTTGGTCAGTGATAACAGGACTGTTTTTAATGATTCTGAACCAGAGCAGGGTAGTATATTGTTTAAACTTGAACCAATAAACAATAATTTACTTTGTAATAAGTCCAACCAATCTTTTTATAAGGGTAGCTTTAATCTTGCAGAACCTATAAAGAAGTTAGGTAATATCTATCCGCCTATAACTAGCGGAGGTTTTGCACTTTCTTTGGATTCTGACTTGCCTTTGACAGGTATTGATTTAGATATATCCCGTTATAATGCAATTACCATAAGTTTTTGGGCTTTATTTAAAGGAAATTGTGAGTTTAACATTGTTAATGGTATCAGATTTAAGCATTTAGCTGTTAAAAGAGCTGATGGTTCAATGGCTACTTCCGAATGTGCAGTATTCTATATTTTTGATGATGTTGTTGGTTTTCATTCAGAAGGGCCAACTTTAGATGTTGCAAAAAAATTCGATATTGTCTTGGATTTTAACAATAATGAAATGACTGTATTTGTCAATGGAGGAGGTTATCCTGTAAAAAAGCCAGTTAATTTGAGTAATTACAGACATATTCAATCTTGGAAGATACTTGAACCGATACAATATGCTGATAATGTAAGAATATCGGAATTTATTATTAAAAATGGTATTAGTAGTATAGATGAGTTAGACTTTGAATATTCTAATTTAGATGACAATAATAATTAATAATTAATAATATAAAATAATAAAAATATGAGTACAAATTGTTTAGTTACAAAGCTTAAGGGTATTGTTAATAACCCTTCTCTTGAGAAATTAGGAGTAATTAACGTTGAGTTTGTAGAAGGCGGTGCTGTTCTTTTCTCTGAAGAGCAAGAAGTAACTCTTCTAAATGGTACGTTTAAGAGTACTGGAAATAACAAAATAACCATTTCTGCAAATACCATGTTCTATTTCACTACAAACACTTGTATATTGAATACTGGTGAAACAATTTATAATGTTGAAGTTCCGAAATATCATTTATGTGGTGCAAGGGGAATTGCAAGCAATATAGTTGACTTAAATAAACTCTACAAATGGAGTGACGCACCTTATGTTGAATTGTATTTTCTTAGTGGAACACATACTATTAAAGGAATTAATGACTATACAGGAAAGTTTGGAGGACAGTTAGTCACTACTTCTGGTCAGTTTGTGCCAACTGAAAAATGGAATGTAAATAACCTCGGCATTAATGGTAGATTGACAAGACTGTATATCAGTCATTTTGCAAATGGTTGGATGGAAGGTAATTTTGATAACTTAGGATGTAGTCCTTTGACAGAGATTGTATTCCCTGGCGGACTTGCAGAAAATTGCTCTTTTAACATTGAGAGTTTCGTAAGAAATAATGTTGCAAATGGAAGAGCTACATACAGTATTTCTAACTTTGCTCATCCTGGTGCTGTAAATGCTATGTTTAAGGAAAATCTTTTGACTTCAGATGTTAATAAAAACTATAGTATATCTTGGACTCCAAGTGCGACAGCAGGAAGTACAGATATAGTCCTCACTGACAAGAGCACAGGCACTTCTCAAACAGAGACGATTACCAATGTCGGTTAAGTATGGATCCATACAAAGGCACATAGTTATTGTAATAACTCAATACAAAAGGCAGTCACTTCGGTGGCTGTCTTTTTGTATAAATAAAAAGGTAGAAGCCTTTTAACTTCTACCTTCTCCTCTGCTTTCCGTCAAATATATTACTGACAAGGTTTGCAAGGACGTTCCTGTTAAAGTCATCCTCATTCTCCTGATGGTGCCTGCTGAGATAAGTATTGACTACCTGACACAGCTGATGGAGCATGACATTGTTCTCATGCACCTCAGAGTTAACTCTACCAATTCATGTAGCTTGGCCTTTCAATCCTTCCCTACTCCATCAAGCAAGTCCACCACGGCCTTCACCTGCTCATTGTAGAGCCTCCGCAGTTCCTTGCGCTCCCTGCCTTCGGCCTTGTTTGCAGCCTTGTTAATCTTTGATAGTTGCTTGTCGGCCTCACGAACGATTTCCATCCTTACATAGTCTTCGCCCGTGACGATGTTCTCCAGTTTCATCAGAGCCATCGGGTCTTCGGCGGCGGCACCCTCATAGCCTTTGACCGCATCGTGAAGCTTCTCAGCATCAGCCTTGTACTTGCGGTACTTGGCCTGCGTGCGGTAGTACTGAGTCCTGTCATCGCCCTGCTGCACGAAGGCTTTCACGCCCTCAATCTTTCGGATATTGAAGTCGGGAGCCTCACCCTCTACGAGGAGGTCTTTCAGGTCTTTTCCTGCACCTACGAGCGTGTTGCCGAGGAACTTGCCGGGGCCACCGCTGTACTGCTCCCACAGATACTGCACGATGGCGGGGTTCACCTCCAGCTTGCCTCTCACGATGTCATCACCTCCACCAAGCTCATGCAGGAGCTTTGAGGCATTCACCAGAGCGGGATTCGTACCAGAGTACACCATCTGATACTCAGGGGTGAACTGGTCGTTCTGGAACTTGTCTTCCCGGTAGATAGGCCTGCCCGTCCAGCCGAGGTTCTGCCCGACGGCCACCAATGGAGCCAGTACGGAGAAGGTGCGGCCTACCAACTCGTCAACGGGGTCTTCCATCAGTCCTCCCTTGGTTATCTTGGTGTCGATGTCTACAGGCGAGAAGGTGTTCATGATGCCCACCATCTCCTCGTCGATGCTGCGGTCTACGGGCTTCAGGTTCGGGGCGTAGGTAAGTCCGGCAAACATATCGCCAAGGGCGAGGAAGGCTGCAAGTTCCTGTCCGATAGGTATGGTAATGAAGTTGTTATTGCCGATATAGATACAGATATTCTTCCGTCGGGTCCACTCCGGCAGATTGGCGTATGGATCATCATCGTCGCCCCCAAAGGCTGCGGCCAATGCCTGATTGATCATCGGCAGCGCAAGTCCGAAAGCAAACGGAGGCAGGGCATACCTGGCTGCCCACTTGGCGATATATCCCTTGTTCAAAGAGCCATCGGCCTTCTGGAAGTTCTTAAACGTGGTAGCGATAGCCTGCACGGTGGCATTGAAGAATATTCTGCCCTCACCGAGTATCTGCGAGGTCACACCGAATGCCTTGGCTGCATCCTCAACCACCTTGTTCTGGCTCTTGAATCCTGCTGTCTTACTGCCTGCACCCTTCTTGTTGAAGTTCACAGTTATCTCCTTGGCATCGTAGGCAGCGCGAGCCTTAGTCCGTCCGGCATAGTGTCTCGATGCACGGAAGGTGGCAAAGCGGGCATTGTTCTCGATACCCTCATTCAGCGCTTCGATGGCTCCCAGGGTGTATTCCCATACCTTATTATTAAGTCTGACGGGCTTACCATCCTTCTGCTGCTTATACAGTTTCTCCATCTGCTTCTGAATATCGTCTATCTTCTGCATCTGTACGAAACCCGTGATACCGCCGTTATCCATGAAATCCTTGAAGTCGCGCTCCATTTCATTATCCATATTGAGCGTTCCCTCACGATATTTCCTGAACAGGCCAACCATCTTGAAGAGCGACTGACGGTAGTACTTGTTGGCACGCTTTGCATAGCCACGTCCCTCCCTCACGCCAAGCATCGTCCTGAAGTGAGTCCAGTCGCGGAACATATTCCTCAGAGCGAACGTAGGAGAGTAAGAGGTGAATACTGAGGCCATGAAGTTCTTGACGGCATTGTTCCACTTCGAGAACACATTCTTGCCACGCTCAAACCTCAGCTGACCATTCAGAGCCTGCGCCATTCTCGGGTTGCCGACAACTATCATCCGTTTCTGCTGGCCGTTGATCCTCACCTCAATCACATGCTCCGACTTCTTTTTCTTATCCATCGGCACATAGTCGAACTTCTCCTTACCCCTTATCTTGATGGCCTTGTTCTCCTTGGCGAGTTCCTTCATCTCCTCTTCAAAGGCAACAACGGCCTGCCGGATCTCCTCTTCATCCATATCGTCGTTGATGTCGGGATAGGCTTCCTCAAACTCTCCAGTGGCCTCATTCAGTTTTGCCCAAGTGTCACTCAGCACCACCAAGTCGTTCGGATTGGTCTGGCACAGCCTGTAGAGCTTCTGATTCACAAGGTTCTGATTGCAGTCAGAGATAGCCTTATACGTCATGGCAAAGATAGTCGAGATAGGATAGTTTGCCTCAGAGCCACGTCCTTTGGCGTGCTTCAAGAGCCCTCCGATATAGGATTTCTCCTTGCCCTTGGCCGTGAAGTACTGATACATATCCTCTCCCGTGTCGTTCTTGAATCCCCGCATGGGCACGTACCAGTGGAACATTTGTTCTATCTTGTCTATCTGCTCGTCGCTGCGCATGCCGCTCTCCCGATAACGCTCCAAACCATAACGGGTGCAGTTCTGTATCTGCTCCCATAAGGTATCCACATTCTCTGCCTCGATAGCATCCTCAGTATCCATCAATTCTGCGATAATCTCGTCTTCGTCATATTTTCCGTCCTCGTCACCATACATAGCTCTGAATCCAGAATAGTCATTCTCTGAAGGATTATACGCTCCATCTATGTTGTCAAGAATGAAATTAGTCAGTCCGGCAAGATAGTCGGCAAAGTTAATATCTCCTGTTTGTAGGTCGAGATAATTCTTCTGCTTCAAGGCAACCAATCGTTCTTCTATGCTGTCAATATACTCTTTGTGTGCCTCCTGCAAAGCTTTGGCAAGTTCCTTCTCCTTCTGTTCTTCGGTCTCAATATCGCCATCCTCAAACAGGGTCTCGATAACCTCTGCCTTGTGGTCGAAGATGTCCTGCTCTTCGGGGTTCAAGTCCTCATACTTACGGATATTCTTGTTACGCTCCCGCTCTAACCAGTCTCTTACGAAGAACTCCCTGTTACGCTCCAAGCCGCTCTTGGTGTAGACGTATCTGTCAACGTCACCCCAATTCATGCCAGTGCGGTTCATAATCTTGTTGATGGTGTCGATCAACGGGTCACGCAGCATGGAGTTGAACAAGTCCTGCTCATTCTTGTTCTTGCCGTGCATCAGATTCTCAGCCATATAAGCATTCTGACTGTCTGGAATAGCCTTGTCATGCGCGATAGCGTTCTGTGCCGTCTTTAGCGCAATCATACTGTCCTGATAAGCCTCAGTAAACACAGTCTCTACTCTGTTCAGACGCTCGTCATAGACTGCCTTCTCGCTATACTCCATCGGGTCATCAATATCCTCGCTATAACCTGCGTCCATATCTGAGCCTCGTTTTGTAGACCGCTGTAGTACAGCGGTTCTATTCTCCCGCTCCAACCGATGCAAGAAGGCAGCTCTCTTGATGGCACTCATAGGCTCACCCTCTCGCAGTTGATTCTCACTCAACCAGAACAGATAGCGAACATCAGTAATGGTCGGGTTAGTCCTATAGCCTATCTCCCTGAGTATGTCGCCTACCCATCCGGCAAGCTTCTGCCAAAGGGTGCGTCTCTCCTGTCGCTCTGCCACAACCTTCTCGGCTTCTCTTGCCAACCACTCGTCGATGGCTTTGTGCAGACTCCAGCCGTTGACCTGCATCCTGCGGGTTACCCAATCACCCATTTCTCCGTCCTTGTGCTGCATCCATAGACGGTTGAGCAACTTTCCGTAGTTATCTGCTCCAAGCAGTTCTCGGAGTCCTACGTGGGCTACTGTCTCATGCCAGATGGTTTGCTCTGCCTTATAGATGGAGTCGATGTCGGGCAGATAGAGGTAGATACGACCGTTCTCAAACCATCCATACACCTTCTTGCCTTGCTTGTGCATATTCTCGATATGCTCACGGCGTGCCTTATTTCTTACTCCGTTGATGGAGGTGATGACTGTTGTGCGGTTACGTGTACCAAGCTTGTTCAGAAGGTTCTCCACATGCTTGCGGATATTCTCCTTGTGTCTGGTAGACTGAGGCTTTGCCTTTGCTTCTCCCTCCGAATAGCCGCTGTTCTTGGCTTTCTTGCCATAAACAGAGGAATAGGTCTTTCCCTTGTTGGGGCCATCAACTATCTTGCCTCGGTTGTCGGTTTCTACAAACTTCACACCTTCCTTCTCCAAGGCTTCACGCTGGGCAGGGGTAACGACATTGGTAGGCATTACCTCTACCTTGCAATTGATCTGCTTGGCTATGCTCTTGGCTACTTCCTCAGTAGGCACAATCCTTACTGGCTTATCCCATCTTGAAAGAATTACTTCGCGGGTTCCTGTCAACTGCCCCTGGATGATACCTGCCTTCCACTCCAAACGGCCTACGGCATCCTTGGCTTTCTCTGCCTTATAGCCGCTGGTCAGTTCGCTTTCGGGTACTTCCACCTCTACAACAACGAGGTTCGGACGGTTCTGCGCCTCGCTGAACTGGTCGTTGAGCATGGTGGTGGAGGTATGGATATAGGGGTTGTAGGCTGCAAACAGACTCTTGCCGTTGTCCTTGGTCAACTTGAATACCCACTTGCCGTTTCTCTTCACGGCTTTCTCTGGGTGCTCGTCTGACTTCTCCCACTTGCCTAACTCTATTGGCTCACGCAACTGTCCGTCCTGCTTGGTGGCCATCGGGGGATAGAGCTTGCCGTCAATAAGACTCATGGCACGGTACACCTTTATCTTTGGCTCTCTCTCCAGTCGCTCAATGACTTCTTCATCGGTCTCTTCACTATATCCACCCTCTAAAGTGTTCAGTTCATCCTCTTCAATATCCTCCGAATAGCCGGAGTCAATATCGTTGTTGGTATCTTCTTTCTTCGACTGCACGGTAACGCCTAACTCGTCCAAACGCTTCAATACCTTATCAAGATTCTCTTCCTTGAAGTCGGCTTTCAATGCTGAACTACCCTCAAACTGTCCGTCCATCAAACTCAACAACACTTTGTCGTTAAAGTACTTCTCGCCCTTCTTCTTCGACTTCGGTACTTTCAGGGTATAGCTCATCCAGCTGCCATAACCATCAGCCTTGATGGTCACGTCACCGTCCGCAGAGGTGATCTTCCTGTCTTTACCCCAATCATCCAAGTCTGCCTTGGCAGAGGAAATAGGATTCTGACTGGTCAATGCACCTGGATCAAATCTTTCTCCCATCAGCACGCCTTGACGAATTTCACCCGTGTCGGTGGTATAAGAAATGAGTTTGCCACCTTGCCTCTGCTTCTGGAGTGAGGTTAATGCTTTAAGCAAATTGCCGGTAATGATATAGCCTTTCTTCCTCGTGGCGGTAGAGGTCAGCTTATCCCAATTATCCACATTCTGCTCCAGCACCTTCATCATATTGGCAATATTACTGCCAAAGAATCCACTACGCGATTGTGCGCTCTGCTGAACAATGATGGGCTTGATGTCTCTCTTCTCACCATTGCTCTGCTTCACCATACCGCTGATAGGAATGGTTATCTTCCTGCGACCGTCCAAGGTGGCAAAGGAAATCGTACTGGCGGCAGTAGAGAAGTTGTCGCTTATCTTGATGTCTATCACTTTACCAAATGATGGTTCAAAACTCAACTCGCCTAAGTCGTAGATGTCGGTAGGCAGCGCATATACCCCATCGGTAGTGAAGGTCTCCAAGGCATCCACAAAGGCTTGTTTCTGCTTGTCAACGGCATCCAGAGCGGCCTGCAGTTTCTCCATTTCCTCCTTATAGAAATGGTCGTACTGATACTGACCGTTCTTCTCTATCTCAGCATCGGTCATTCCGTTCTTTTCCTGCGCTTTCTTGGCTCCCTTGATATACTTCTCTTTCTCGGCCTGCGCTTTCTTCTCGGCTCTGGCGGTAATGGTGTCGGTGGCATCCTTCTTCTTCTCTGCCTCCCACTTATCCAGCCTCTCCAGCACGCCCTGCTTGTATTCATCCCAGGTCTTGCCGCCAAGGAGTCTCGACTGGCTCTTCTTTAACTCTTCTGCCTTCATGGGCTTCTTCAAAATATCCATTTCCACTTCCTCCACGTAGGAGTTATCGGCAAACGGATTCTTGCCACCCGGCTCAACACCCTCTTCCCATACTTTCTTACCAAGGGTCTTGGCTCTCAATGGCATTTCGGTAATTTCCAAGTCGTTCTCGCCCATTTCATTTAAGCGGTCTATCTCGGCTTGATACAGGTCGCCGATTTCGGCGAGCATCTTCTCCTGCTCGGCTACCTTCAACAGGGCCATTCTTCCCAATACCTTGCTGGCAGTCTTGCCTGCCTCACCATCCTTTGTAGCATTGGCGATAAGCGTCTCAGCGGGCATCGTCTCAAAGCCTTCTCCCCATTTCAGCGGGTCAACCATCTTCGCGGCAAGGTCGGTATGTTCTGCCAAATACTGGATAACAATGTCATCACCATACTTGTTGATGATGTCCTGCACCTGCATTTCGTTGAACTTCGACTTCTGCGAACTGGTGGTATTGGCATCCAGCGAACGGAGTTTTGCTTTCAGCATCATCAACAGACGCTGCTCACTCGGTATCTGAGAAACCACGTACTCATACATACCTCGCAACACCTGTCCCGTGCGGTCGATACGTCCACGTATCTGTACCTCATCGTTCACGTCACCTTGTGCCTGGGCGACAATCATCACGCGCTGACGCTGGTCATCAAACTTGCTCGAAGCATGAAGCGAGATACCTGTGCCTGCGCTCTTGTTCAGTATCAGCACATCAAGCTTTCCATTGTTGAAGTCTGCGGCGGTACGTTTCTTGTCGCTATCTTGACGCTTCACACGCTTCACAGTGCCATCTTCATTGTAGACGAACTCCTGCTTTCTACCTGTAAGCTCTCCAACTTTGTAGCCTGCTTTCTTTAACTCGTTCTTGATAACGTCAATCGGGCTGAGGCTCAATCCAGAAGAAGCATTCTCAATGGCATCCATGATTTCACGATACCTTGCCTGCCCAGCCTCGCTCAACTCGTCGAAGGGTATCATTTCGTTGGTGCTGTTACCAAAGGCATCTTTCTTGGTGATACGGAGCGTGCCTTGCAGACCTTTCTTTAGGTTCACACTCAGGTCGGGCATTTCCATATCTTCACCTGTAGACACTTCATCGGCTGCTCCTTCATTGGTGTTTGCCAATGCAATAACGGGCTTATGACCTTGCTTCAAGTGCTCAATGGCTCGCTTGGCTGTCTCTTCGGCTTTCAGAGAGAGTAGTACCTGCTGCACCATGTTATATGTACGTGAGGCGAATGGGGTGTTGTTGATGCCCATATCCCTTGTGCCTGGAGTGTGGTCAACCTCACCCTGCTCGTCTGCGGCTTCGTCATTCTTCTTATTGACGATGGGGTCTACATACCTGCGCTGGAAGTCGATGATGTCATTGAAGAGTCCTATAATGGTATCATACTGCTGACGCTGCTTCTCAATCACGGCTTCGTCCTCGATACCCTTCCAGTCGATAGTAACACCTGTCATGTCTCGCTCACGGCGTATCATCTGTCCTGCCTCGGTCAAGGCTTTTGACATAATCTCTTGGAACGTAGCACCGCCTTGTTTCACAGCATCAATCAACTCGCCTATCTTCACTCCTGCCTTGGCAATGGCGGTCTTTAGTGAATAGATAGGCATATTGCCTGGACGCTTGGCAAAGGTGGCAGAAAGGAAGGTTACACCTTTGGCCTTTGTGGTGATATATTGCAGATAGCCACTCACGGCACTTGTCTCACCTCCTGCATTGTGGCTTTCGTCCATAATCACATAACTATTCTCTGCAAGACGTTCAAGGGCATCGCGTTTAGCCTGCGAGTTATAGGCTCCCGTTGTCGGACTCTTCTTGCCGAAGTTACGTGCCTTCTTCTGCCCTTCCTCATAGACCATCGTACCCCCCTTGAAGCTATCGTAGGTAGTGACAATATAGTCGTACTCAGGGGGTAACTTCCCGTATTTATTGATGTAGTCAACTACTCGCTTCTGCTCCTTGTCGCTCGGCCGCTTATAGACTACATTGCCATTCTTATCCGTCACATCGGCTGAATGTTCTTCATCGTCTGCACTCCAGATGAAGGGTCTTAATCCAGGACTACCGATGTCGCAAAGGTCGCGGTACATGTCGGAGAACAGTCCCTTCTTCACGGTTATGAATACAGGGCAACCACCCTTCTTTACACCGTAGCGAATAAGAGCTGCTGCCTGTCTGCCTTTACCGATACCTGTCTGGTCGCCAATGATAAAGGCATTGCCTTCGTTCATCTGATGGATAGCCATTGCCACAGAGTCTATTTGCTCTGCTGCCAATCCTCCATGCTTTTCAGGTGATTGAGAGCCGTGATGCAAATCTTCAACAGAAGAATATCCAAGTTCTTTAACTAAGAACTCATCTACATCGCCTAATTCTTCAAGTGCTTTCTTTACAACCTCTGCCTGTTCTGCGGGCATCTGAGACTGCAAAGAATATGGATTCTTGCTTTGTTGTCTATATGGAACTTTCTCAGTACCTAATCGTCGTACTTCGACACTTGGCCGTGATCCCCCTCCGACGGATACGTCCACCCTTCCATCAGGTCGCTCAGTGTCGTTTCGTCTGTTAGGTACGTTTCCTCCTTGCTCTGCTGATGAAGGGGTGCTCCCACCTGGCTGCGAAGCCGTTGACCCGGTTCCGTGAACCACATCACCTCGTTCGCCCACGCTTGTATCTGTTCCTGTGTCGGCTCCCTTTGAGGTACTTCCGACACCTCCCGATACAGACTGTCCGCCTGAATCCAGTAGTTGACGTTGCTTGCTGCCTCCTTCGCTTCGTACATTTCGTACTCCCGTCTGAGTAGTGTTTCCAGCATGTCCGTTATCATGCTTTCCGTCACTCTCTCCGCTTTCTGTGTCGTGAACACTAGCGGGCTTGTTGCTGTCAGATAATATGTCATCGTTTACTCGTTTATATAATTCGTCATAACTGTTAACTCTCTCCGCTCTTGCCTTCTGAATGGTAGGTGCAAAGCTTCTCGGATTGAACTCCTTGCGTCCGTTGATGAGTATCATCCGCACGGGGAATCCCGTTCCCTGACGTGAGTAGAGCGTCTTGCCGTCCATGTTGATCACGTCTACCACGTTGTAGTGGGCATAGAGGTAGTTGAAGAAGGCTCTGTCCTTACCCTTGATGCTGCCGTTCTGATTGTACTCGGTATTGCCTCCAATGATAATCGCGGCTCGCCCATCATCCTTCATCGACTCCAGGGCGTTGATGGCCATCTGGTGCTCCAACCCCGAAATCTCATACAGACCGTCGTAGGTCTTTGCAGGTACGTTGCCAAATGGAGGATTAGTTACCACCACGTCGTACTTCTTCTCACCGAATGGCTGTGTTCCGTCTTGGCTCGTCACCTCCGCAAATCCCTGCTTGGCAAGATTCGACAGACGCATCTCGTCAATATCGTTGACGTGCATTGCCTCCTTTGGCAGGTTGAGTGTCAGCATACCGTTTCCGGCACTTGGCTCCAGTCCGCTCTTAACTTCCTTGCCCTCTTTGAGGAACTTACCCATGAGGAATGCCATAGGCGCAGGGGTCGAATACTGCTGCTTGTTGATGCGGTCATTGTCCCTTGCGTTGAGGCTGGGCTGACCCTCATACAACTTCACTATCTTCAGGAACTTCTTCTCGTCCGTCAGACCTTCCTTGTTGGCTATCTCACGGGCAAGGTTCACAACCTCTGTTTCAATCAGCTCCTGCAGGTCGGTGTCCGAAAGGTTCTCTATCCCAAGTTCCTTCGCTATCTGCTTATAGGCACTCAGCGGCTTCGGTTGGTCGCCCCAGTTGACAATGCCTTGCAACTTTGCACGTATTTTCTTGGTCAGTTGTGTAAGTTTATGCTGCCTCTCGGCAAACTCCGCTGAGTCACCTTCCAACTTACTTGCTGGTTTCTGCTGCGAAGATACAACATTTTCCGGATCGTTGTTCTCGTCTTTGTGTTCGTTAACAGTCTGGTCGGTAGAATTACCATTCTTTAACCTCTCGGCATGCTCACTGAGCCTCATACGCTGTCCGTCAACGGTGTATTTCTGCTGCCATACCTCATCGACAAACTCACCGATAATGTCATCCTCCCAACCAAGCACTTCTTTGAGTTTCTGTCCAATGCTATCGGACATCTTCTTGCTCCACGTCTGCACATCATGCACACCGCTCTTGATATAGGCATAACCCACCTTTGAAGCCAGTCGTAACAGGTCTTTGAGGAACATTCTCTGCGCCTCGTTGGTAAGGGTAAAGGCATCAAGCAAACTGGCCTGTGCCTTATCGTTACCCTCCAGCCCCTTGCGCATGAACTTGTCAAGGACGTTTGAGCCCTTGGCATTATCAAGGAAGTCGTTAAACTCCTTCAATGCATCGTCAATGTCCTTCTGGTCTTGTGACTTCTGCTCTTCACGGAATGACTGTGCTGCCTGCTCAATAGCGGCCATTGGGTCATTTTCTGCTCCCTTTTCAGCCATATACCTTTCCATAATTCGGGTAGCCTTATGGTAGCCGATTTTAAACTTCCTCTGTAATGCAGAACTGTATGGTTTCTCCTGCTGGTCAAGCCAATCTTTTGCCACTGGGTAAAATTCTTCATCGGTAGCACTCTGCCAACTGTCTCTTTCTTCTTTCTTTTCTTTTGCTGGCTCGTTTCCTTCTTTTTTCTGCCGGTTTTCAGAAGAAGTTTTCTGTGCCCTCTCATAGATAGAGTCATAGTAGAAGCGGGAGATGGCACTATCATCCTCGCCACGAAGGAAGTCGATGGCGTTCAGCTTCTCGTCCTCAAGAGCCCCCATGTCAGCCATGATCTGCTCTTCCGTCAACGGATGGGATGCCAGATATTCCTCACGGCTCTGGGGCTGTCCAGTCACCGTACCTGTAGCGTCAGCTGCGGGTGTAAAACTAGTCTGCCGCCTTTCATTATCCAAGGCTCCACGAATACGGCTTTTCCGCTCTGCCTCTGATTGCAGTTGGTCAAGCTTCTTCTGAGCATCTTGCAATGCCTTGCGCTCTGCGGCGGTACGACGATTGACACCCTCTTTGGTTCTGTCAGTACCACCCATATCATCAAAGGAGAATAATTGCCCTGGCTCTTGGAATGCCTCATCGTCTGAAAACATATCCGTTGCCCGGTCACTCTCCTTGGCTTGTGCCTTCTGTAGGTCGCTTGCTGCCTTGTCACGTTCCTTGATGGCTGCATCAATCTCTTGCTGCAACTGCGCTATGACATCGGCGATAATCTGCTCCTCCTTCTCATTACGAGGCTGGAGGTATTCGTCTCGTTCAGTACCCTGCGGTACTTCCGCAGGTGTCTCGGTTACTACTGGCTCAGTACTTCCTTGGCTTTCTGTGCCTGCTGCTCCCGCTGCTGCTGGAGTCTCTGGTTTCTGCTCTTGTGGAGTTTTTGTCTCAGTTCGTTCCACGATAGTATCTCGCCCATCGTTCCGTCCTTCTTCTTGTAAGGTATTGGCATAATCTAATATTGTTTGAATTTTACTTTTTACATCTTCTGGTGTCTGACTATCAGAGAATACGAGAATTGTTCCATCATCATCACGAATAACGCCAGTTGTAAGGGCATAATCACGGACCTCGTTAACAGTCTCTTCATCAACGAAATCGCCACCATACACCTGAGAAGTGAGGTCAATCCACTCGTCATCGCTCATGCGGTCGGTGTCTACCAACTTGATTTGTGGCATACCCTCCTGCTGCATCAACTCTTGAACGAGTTTCATCAGCTGGGTAATGGGCGAATCGGGAATATCCTCACCCTCAACAGGTGCTGCAAATGGCAGATTGGCTTCCATCTGAGCTATTTCCTCATCGGTAAGTGGTGCTACCTCTACCTCGGCTGGCTGCTGCGCTGCTGCCTCCTGCTCCATCTGTTGCTGGGCTTCAGGGGCTACACGTGCTGCCTGCTCTCTGCTGTTGACGGCATAGTCCACAACATCACTCTTGCTCTGTGCCGACTTCAACAGGTCAAGCAATGCCTCCTTGATTTCCTCGGTAGTCCACCGCTTTTCCTCTCCGACGCTGTTCTCAGGACTCTCCCATACCATGTGAACAAACTCGTCAACTCCAATACCTTCGCCTTTCTTGGCCAGCAGGGTCTCGATATACTTGGTGTCGCCACCAATCATGCGGGTCCATCCCAATTCCTTCTGGAGTCCACGTTTGCCATTCACATCATCCCATGCAAGGTTACGCTTACGCCCTATCCACATCGAAACGAGTTCATAGACATCGTTGGCCTTGGTAAAGTCATCATCAAACAACTCGCCCAACTCCGCTTTCAGAGCCTTAATGCGCTCCTGCTTCTGCTCTTCAACGGTCTGTCCCGGTTGCGAAGGTACAACATTTTTTCCACTTTCATGCTGTCCGGTCTGATTATTTACGTTTTCTTCACCATTGGCAGGTGCTTCTTCCGTTCCCTGCGATAGCATCGCAGCCCTTTCCTTCAAAGCCTGATAGTAGTCAATAACACCTTGTGCCTTCTTTCTATCTATCAAGTCCTTGCGGGTCTTGGTAGCTTTGCCGTTAATCTTGTCGATAGTCTGCTGTGCTTCTGCAATAGAGGCATCAGCCACCTCACCGACATCAAAACCGTCGTTCTGAATATCCGCAATGGCATCGTCTACACTTACACCATTCTCATACCGCTTGATACCGTCCTTATCTATCACGCTTTCAATGCTGACAGCAGGTGTGCCTGCGGTATTTCCTGATGTGTCCGCCACTGTTCCCGTTGCGTTAGCTGCAGGTGGGGTAGGAGTGGCAGGAGCGGTCGCCGACGGGGCGTTTCCTCCGGGCAAAGTCCCACTTTCCTCCGGGGAAAGTCCAGGTTTGCCCGGAGCAGACTGCGGCTGACTCAACGTCCCGTTGGGGTCGGACACCATTGTAACGCCCTGCCCCAGCCTTTCTACCTCCTGTGCTTCCCAGGCATCAAGTGTTACCCCGGAGGGGATGACACTATATCCCGACGCATCACTCAGCTGCACCATTTCGCCCGCTGCCTCATCAAAAGCAATGATAAGACCCGAATCTGAGCCTGTGATACGTCCGTCGTTGGAGGTCTGTACGTTTCCGCTGACAAGGACATAGGTATTCGTGCCGTCCGTGATATTGACAATATTGGAAGTGTCGGGGTTGCCGTTGATGGTTCCCTTGAACGTTCTGCGCTGCCTGCCCATATTGGCAGCTTCCGCTATCTTTCTCTGAGCCTCAGCCATGTAGGCATTGAACTTGGCTTGCGCATTGTAGTAGTCGATGACGGTCTGGCGATCCTGCGGAGAGAAGCTATCGAGTGAAGAGACGATTTCCTGCGGGAAGAATCCCTGCTGCTCCATCCTCTCTACCTCCTGCATCAAGTCCTCGTTGCGGGAGAACAACTGCTGACGTGCGGCCTGCGCTGCTGCCCACCCTTCGGTTATCTCCTTGCCTGCATTGTTTTGTGGGTCAATGGCATCCTCAGTACTCGTCACCTGATTGACCACGCCTTCTGCTGCCTCCGCACCCTCTTGGGCTGACACCTCGGTATGCACTTCTGTATTGGGGTATGCAAGACCCTTCAGGAACTCGCGAGCCTGGTCGGCCATCTGCAACTCTTCTTGGGAAAGCTGCATGGGGTCGGCCTCAGAAAGTTCCCTTATTGTTCCGGCTTCCCAGCCGTTCTCCTCTTCGAAGGCTGCTATGGCCTCACGGGTGGCACGCGCTTTCTCTATGACACGCTGGTTCTTGCGCTCCTGGAACTGACGGCCAATCTCCGTTTCGGGGTTCTGTATGTCGGCAAGCTGCTCCGGAGTGGGGTCTTCGCCAAGAAATTCAGCCACAAGATCGGAACTCTCCGGGTAAGACATGCCCACCGACAGTTGCAGATAGTCCTTCATGTCCTGCGACTGCTGACGCATCTTCAACTCTCCCTGATAAGCCTTGGCCTCGTCTTCCGTCTCGAACGACTGTTGCCCAATGACATTCCCGAAGGCATCAAGCGAGGCGACAGAGAAACTGCCATCATCATTCTTCTTGATTGAACTACTGTTCATCCTTGGCTGATACTCGGCCATTACCGCACCTTTCCTCTCCAACACCTTCCCAGCATAGTCGAGGACAACCTTTCTCTCATCCTGCGACATATTGGCATTGTTGATGTAGGCTGTTATGGTGGAGTTAAGGGCAATAGGATCGTCTGCTACTGACTGAATGACGGTCTTCATATCATCCCAGTCGGCAAAGAACTTATTCCCTTTCTCGTCAATCTTACTCATGCGGTTGTTCCACTTGTCCCAGGCGTAGGCCTTTGTGTGGAGGGCTGATATAAAACCGCCCATCAGAGCCACGCCTGCGAAAGTGTCAATGTGCTGCTGGAGATTGAAGATACCCGTGTCCTCGGCATTATCAAAAGTCATATCGCCAACGGTAGCGGCATTGGCCAGATTTCCAAGTTCCTCTTCAATATACTCACTAAACACACCGTGCCACTGGGTCTTTTTCAGGAAGTTGTCAAGTCCCTGACTGATGGCACCAAGACCACGCTGACTTGTCACGTCGAAGATAAAACGCTGGGCCTTGTTAAGACTTACGTCACCAAGACGGCCTGTCAGATTAAGTGCTTCACGCCCAGCCTTTCCTATTACGGCCTTGCCAATAGCATTACGGAGAATACCCGTCACGGGGGCAAGATACTCACCCCACATCTCGGAAGAGTTCCCTATGCCGTTGGCTACCCATGCCTTGGTGAAGGCTTCCATAGGGCTGATTCGTTTCTCCTTATCCTTGAAGATGATGTTACCCTGCTGGTCAACATTCTCCACCATGCCCTCGGAATATCTCTTGGCGGCATCGGCAGAGGTTCTTACCAAGCCTGTAGTCGCTGCCATTATCTGACCGCCAAGCACGTCACCCGCTACCCTTGTGGCAATCTTGCTGGCAAGCACTCCCTTGGCATGGTCTTTCACCCATTTCTTGCCATACTTCTGCATAGCATATTTCACCAGACCCTTCTGTGCTGACTGCCCAAGGCCTGAAGCGGGGTTGATAGCCATTTCAAGCATGAAGGGGAGGGATTCGCCCGTCACCTGTCCTGCTTTTGCCCAACCGCTTAACTGTTTGCCATATTGTGAGGAGACGGCATTATTCAGAGCCCAGTCGCTCAGCAATTCTCTTTCATCCTCAGTAATCTGCTCGCCGTTATCCATGCGAATGATGGCCTCCATCAACTTTGTCTGCGTGTTGATGTCAGTGGCTCCGAAATCCCATGTGGACTTCTTGAAGGTAGAGTTGGCTACGTTTCTTGCTGCCTGTTTCAGACCGCCAAGGATGTCTACATCGCCCTCTCTATTCTCAATCTTCACCTCGTCGATGATACGCTTGCCCTCAGAAAGCAGATGCTGACGGGCCTCCAGCAGTTTGCGGTTCTCTGTCTCATTGTTGGCCATCATCATATTCACACCAGCATAAGGGCTTGCAGCCATATTGATAGCGTTGGCAAGAAAGAGCGATGGACTCTGGTCGTACATCTTGGCCAATTCTCTCAGCTCGCGCTCCTGCGACTTGGCCAGTTTCTTGTTCACCTCGTCGAGACGCTGCTGATTCTGCTGCTCCAAAGTCGGACTATTCCTCGACTCTCTCAGATAGCGGTCATAAGCCACCTCCTGCGGCTCTATGGGGGTGATGACATTCTCCTTTACCACATTCCCATTCTCGTCAACATATTGCTGAACACCGGGAGTGACCTTTGTATTATGTCGCGCCTCCTGAATATCCTCGCTAACTTTCCTGCGCTTGCCATTACCCACCTCATAAGAGGCTTCGAAGTCGGGCGTTCCGATAAATGCCTGGTGTGCGCCTTCGCCCGTCAGATAATGGGAAAGCGGCTTGCCAGTCAGCGGGTCTTTAGTAGGCTGCTTGGCGGCGGGATGTGGTGTCGGCTGTGGTACAACCTGTGGTTGTGCCGTAGGTTGCGGCTCTGTCACAGCGGTTGGCTGTTCAGGTCTTAGCTTTCCGAAAAATTCATCCCTGCTGCCTAGCTTGTACCCGTCTGCGGTAAGGTTCTGATACAATTTGTCGGCTTTCGTACTGTCCGACATGTTCTTGGCGAACTGTTCCATCGAGCCGAGGTTATAGCCGTCGGCCTTCAAGTTCTGGTATAGTCTCTCTATGTTGTTCGGCATATTCTTTTAGCTAAATGGATCGTCTTTGTGATTCGTCTTTGTCTGTGCGGGCTTATTTCGGTCGGCGAACGGATCGCCCTTTGTCTTGTCGTTAGGTATCTGTTCGTTCCATTGCCACCCATATTTTGAGTGCATACGGACGGCTGCATCATCATGCTCCATTAGCATCTTGTCAACGGCTCTCTCTTTGATGTTCTGCGAGATTGCAGCTGAGCCTCCGATGCTATATCCTCCGTAGTTCATCTGTCCTTTGAGTTCGGCTTCGTCAATATAAGGTCGCCCTGTACGCGGGTCTTTCATTTTCTTGCCCCACTCATACATCTGGTGATAAGTGTTCTTTATCTCGCCTGCGGTTGCTCCTTTTTTCGTCAGATAGCCTCGGCGGGTGTCTCTCCGTTCCACCTTGCCGCTACCACCACCGCCACCATTCAGGCGATTGATATAGGCTGCGGCCCTGCGTTCGTTGGTGCGGGCATTCCTGTCAGCGATACCAGCCATCGTGTTCTGATAACTCGTCTGTTGTTTCAGCCTGGCTTCCCCAAGGGCTTTTGCATCATCGGCTCTGCGATTACCGAGGTCAAGCTGGCCTTGCTGATAAGCTTTCTGCTGCGCCAGCCTGTCCTGCATATTCTTGATCTGCGCCTCTGTATAGCCAGCCTTCCTTGCAGCGTCGGCCACCTTCAATCCATAGTCTGCCTCCCACTGCCTCTGCTTGGCATCCTGCGCGGCCTTGGCCTGCTGGTAGGCACTATATTTCAGATTGGCGGCATCACGGAGAGCCTTGCCCCTCTCGTATCGCTGTTCCTCTTCCAGGACGGGAGAGTTGAACTGCTGAGGCGGGGCATAGTTCACGGTGTGGATAATGTTGCCGATATGTCTGGCGGCATCGGCAAATGCCAGGATGCGACGGTTGGCCATGCTTGCCCTCCTCATACGCTCCTCATCCTCGGGACTGGTGTACATCTGTGCCAGTGCGTTCATGCCCGAAGCGGGATTGCTCGGGTCGATGGGAGGCTGATAGGTGACGGGGGGCTGAACGGGGTTGTTCGTGTTCCTTGGCGGGACGGCCTGCGCCGTACTCTGTGGCGCTGGCTTCGGAGTTTGATAATTGCGGAACATGTTGGGGTTCTGCTTGCCTGCTGCGAACTGCTCCGGCGTCTCGCCCGCCACCTGTCCGGGCGTTCTCTGCTGCGCCATCTGCTGCCCTTGGGCTATCCCCGCAAGCTTCTGTTGCTGCAATAATAGATTATCTGCCATAAAAATAACGTTATTTCTGCGGGCAAAAATAGCGTGAATGCCGTTTCTGTCTCCCGTGTTTTTACATGTGGAATTGTTAGAATTCCTTAATTTGATTTGCTATCATTTGCTATCATTTGTCGCCGATTCCATGAAATTTGCAAAACACGGAAAGATTCTCTATATTTGCAGCATTATGAAGAATGACTACGACATAGAAAAACAGAAGCAGGACGATCTGATAAATGCGTACAATCAGGTTGCTCCCCACTGCCTGATGCAGGATGATGCCTACAGGAAGGCGGTAAAACAGCCCGCACCAAGATATTACATATCGGCAAAGCAGGCTGCACAGGTTCTCTCCCCGATGGTCAGAGGCGACTTCACGAGGGTAGACATGATGATACCCAACAGGAGGCGCATGTACTACTCTCTCTTCGAGAAGGTGCTGGAACTGTCAGAGAAGCGGGCGTTCGTAGGGAAGTCGCTCCTTTACATCACTCGGTTTGCGGTATTATCCCCTGCGCCGGAGTTCTTTATCGGTGGCGACTCTTTCAGAGTGCTACGCTCGTATCTGAAGAACGGGCACTATGACGATGACGGAAGGACGTGCGGACTCCCTGGCAGACAGAGGGCCTACGAGAAACTGAAGAGGAAACGGGAGAGAATCAAGGCGCTCAAATCCTCGCTTCGGTCATAGGCTCAAAGGTCTTCTCCTTCTTTTCCTCACGTCTCCATGAGGGCTTGTAGATGGATTCATGGAAGGCGATCCACAGTCCGATGGCCGTAGACATGAGTACGTCGTCATGCTTTCCGGATCCCGGCTCGTTACCCATCCTGTTCGTCTCAGGGTCGCGCTGATACCAGCCTAATTCCTGGTACATGTTCTCGTCGGGCTCTTCCCAGAGCTTGTCATCCACACACGCAATCAGATTATCAATGAGCCATATCTTCGTCTGCACATTGGTATGAAAACCATATATCGGCTTGATTCCCTCGGTAGTGCTCTCCGGCTCCTTCACTCTCTGATAGAGATTAGGATAATACCCCGCAATCTCGGTGATGATAGTACCGAAGTGGTCGCCCTCGGTATTGTTGTCCTTCTCGCGGTCTGCCGTGTTTTTCTCAATGACCAATAAAGCATCGTCATAGAAATGTGCCAAGGCCGCTGCCGTCCAAGCGAGTATATCATGTCTGATATGCCCCCTCCATCGGGCTACTACTCTCGGCCTGCCCTTCACCTCGGGAACCATACCCATCAAATCAAAGACTGTCATCACGGTATAGTCACTCGTCTGGCTCTTTCCTCCAATATCCACAGATACCAGATACCGATTCCTGACTTTCAGTATCTGATTATTGGGCATCGACCATATCTTCAGCTCTCCCGCCTTGTCATTCCGGATTTTTATATCCGCATTGAGGAACACCTTGCGGCTCTTCTGCTCGAACGGGGGAAGGTTGATGTTGGCATAGTAGAGTGGAGACTTTGGGGCCTGACAGTCCTCCTTCAGATCATCAATGGCATACGGGTCGAAGACTGCATTACCCGCATTACGGAATGCCTCAACGGGGTCGATAGGAGCCTCGGAGGCCATGTAGCCGTGCGCCTTGTGCTCATTACGTCTGTATCTGTACCAGTTGATAGCCTCAAAGCATGCACCCATCTTCCATAGCCTCCAGAAGAACTTACCGCTCTCACGGAATCCCGCAGGGCACTGCTCGTAGTCTTTATTCTCCCATAGCCAAGTGGCAAATTCCTCCTCTTCCTTCTCAGAAAAACCTTCCTTTCCCATCGGCTTCATGTCATTCTCAATCAGGAAGAAGGCGATAAACAGGAAATGGTAGGCCGAAGTGGAATCTTCCTTCATGGCATCCTGACAGAGGTCATAGAAGAATCCGCTGTTCTTCTTACCCGTACTCTCAAAGACGGCCAGCTCGTCGGGCAGTCCAAGGAATCCACCCTGCAGGTTGGAGATAACCTCGTCGGGGTCGTGTTCGGGGGTCTTCTTCCACGATGCCACCTCGGAGTAGTGTACCATCTTGTAGTTGTCGCCACGGCACTTCTCAAATGAGTTGAAAGAGGCGATACTCAAAAGCGAGGTACGCGCCAAGAATTTACCGTCGGTAATCTGAAAGTCGGAGTCTGAACGCTCGTATGGGGTCATCTGCAGCTTACTGCCTGGCATCCCTATCGTCCATCCCGGCTGCTTCTCCACGGCCTTTCTGTACATGGCCTTGATCTTCTTGGAGGTAGAGTCTGCCTGAGTGATTACCGCTGCATTCCATCCGTGGGGGTGACGGAACTCCTGCATCCACTTGATGTACATCTGTGTCAATGTTGAACCTCCCCACTGGCGGGCTTTCAGCAAGACCACAAGGATAGGCTTGTTCGCCCTTCGCAGGTCTTCGAAGAGTCCAAGCAGCTTTCTCTGTGCATATCTCAGACGGAAGGGTATCATGCCGCCCGTCACCTTATCCACAATCTGGTCTACCAACACAAATGCAAACTCGGGATCGTCATAGCACCTCGCCTGGAAAAGGGCTTCCTCCACGTCCTGATGATACCATTCATCATAAGTCCCGTTGACCTGCCCGCTCTCTTCTATAAACCTACGGATAGTGCCGTATTTCAAGACCTCATGCCATATCGTACTCTCCATGGTCTCTCTCGGAATCCACATTTCGGGGATGATGCAGTCGGGAATGACCACATGAACCCTCATTCCCTCCTTGAAACCATAGCACCCCAGCCCCGTCAGCTGGTCGTAAGGCCCGAATATCTCCTGCCTTCTGCTATGATTCTCCGCTATCAGCTCCCTTATCTCTTCCTTCATAGCCAGTCCCTCGTTCCGTGCGGTGCGATATTGTCGCGCCAGAAATAACCCACCAAATATCCCGCCATCAGACAATAGATATGCAGCAAGGCGTTCACATGGGGAATGAACATCGGGATTATCAGAAACCACTTATTCCTCCAAAGCATATCCCTGAACCGCTTCACACGACCCCAGCTCATGCCCACAATGGCAAAAAGTACACCGCTGAAACCGCAAGTAGCCTCACCAATAAAGCAAGGCAGGAAAGAGCAGAGCGCCGCTATCAGATAGGAGACGGACAGATGCAGTCCGCATGGAATCATCCAAAGGCAAAGGATATTCGCCATCAGATGCCACACATTGGCATGACTCAGCGGATATAACACATGACCCGTCCAGTATGTTGCGGTATTTCCGCAACCCCCACCGAAAGCAAACTGCGGCATAGCAAAATACCACACCACCAATACAAGGCTCACTATGATCTTAGCAAGGGAATACTTCATCATATCAGGCAGAAGGAGAAGGTGTTGGAAAAGCACACCATCTCACCCCAGAAAATCATCGTCTCCCATTTCTTCCAGCCGATGATGAAACCCGCTATGACATACGGAATCCACAACAGCAGAAGAAGCGGACAGTTAAACACTAAGACCAGCTGGCTGCAGGAGGCACAGACGATGGCACCCCACTCATGAACCTTGAACTGCATGGCATCATCCCTGTACTTCACCAAAGGGGCGGCACCGACAAACGCCAACCCCGCTATGGCAAGGAAGGCAAGGAACTGGGTGTTCTCCGTAGTCCTCCCGATATACACGGGAATACAGAGATAGCAGACCGCCAGAATGACAAGCGACCAGACATACCTCAGCTTCTCGGGAATCCAGAACACACTGGCAGAAAGAGAGGACGGGACACGGCCTATCTCACGGATCATGTAAAGCGTGTAGGCCAACAGAATAAGGATTGCTATTACGATACTCATTTCACCTTGATATATTTGTTGTACTCAATCTTGCAGCGTGGATTATGACTCACCACATAGACATTATACCCCTTCGTCCCCCAACGGAACCAGAGAAACCTATGCTTATACTCCCTGGTGACATAGGTCGTTAAAGAGTCCCGGACTTCACAATCAAGGACTCTTGACTTTAATTCGTATGAAAAAGAAAACCACTTATCACTATAAGCGAGTATAGAGTCATTCAAAGGCTGAAGGACAACAGTGTCACGGGTAGAGAGAAGAGTCTGATTCTCCGACTCTATCTGACTTACCCTTAACCTCAAGTCCCTGATCAGTTCCTTGTCGGCCAAAAGCTTCTTATAGTCCGTCCTGTCAACCTCAACGACACGCTCCTTCCAAACAGGAATACTGTCGTGAATGTAAAAGGTGTCTGCTCTCTGCCGGCTCTGAGCCAGCTGAACCTGCAAATCGCGAATCTCAGACCTCAAAGAACGGTTGGCCCTGTTCTCACAACAAGACCAACCAAGTAGTACAAAAACTAAAACTAAACTAACTACTAACCAAAAACTAAGCTTATTCATATAACTATAACTAAAACTTCTTAACGTACCCAATAACAAAGTCTATCGACTTCAAAATCTCTTCAACGTCCATATCACGATTATCCAGATTACGCAGACACCTCTGACACTTGCGCAACATCGCCAGATGGTGACGATTCTCCTGCACTGACACAAACTTATCCGTTGTACACAAGTCCGAACAGTGCATTACACCGCTGGAATCACCTACGGCAGCACAAGAGCAATAACCCCAACCGTCAGTATCTTCAAACTTGAACCAGCAACAGGCACCACAGACCTTCTCTATGCTATCTCCTTGTTCCATCTGCCACTCTCGTTGTTCTTGTAATTCCTCACATACCTCCCAGTGTAACTTCTCTGACACCAAGACTTTGACTTCTTCAATCCCAAAGACCTCGCCTTGTTGTGAACCAATGTATTGCTCACGCCAAGATGATCGGCAATGTCACAACCTGCCATCGTACCATAATTATCCATCAGGTACTTCAACTCAGCATCAGTCCACATATGACCGGAACGACGAGGAGTCTTTGACAAGCCCAAAGACCGTGCCTTGGCACTCACCGCTGGAGCGGAAATGCCAAAATGTCTCGCTATGTCATCATTCGAATCGGTACAGAAATGCTCACACAAGTAACGAATGTCATCGTCACTCCAAACTAACTTACTATTCATGCCCTTACGGCGCGTATCTCTTGTCATTTTCTAAATTTTATGGTGGTCAATGTTACTGAAAAGGGTGGTCAGTACCCCGGGGGTCGGGAAAAATCGTCGATGTGTCTGTACCTTTCTCTGCTGTACCTTGCGCGGGTGGTCGAGGCCCCGCCCCCCTTGGGGTCGCACCTCACCCCCCAATCACACCCCTTGCACGCCTGCGTTCCTCTGCGGTAGCGGCTTCCGAAATCTTCCCCAATACACCATCACCGCCAAATACATCGCTCGAAATGTTAGGCTTCACGCCCATGTCGGTGTCTATCTGCTCGGTTGTCTTCGGTATCTCCGTACCTTTATTATCTCCACCCGTGAGGGAGGTTGCTCCGTCAAGTGCGCTTCCTGCCTGCATGATGGCGTTAGATGCGTTCTGCGCTGCGGTTGTGATGTTCTGTGCCCTTTGCATCTCCCTATTCATATCCATCTGTGCATATTGCTGCTGCGCCCTTTGGTGCATTATGTCGGCATTACTTTTCCGTGCTTGGTCTGTGGCGGCTATATTGGCTATGGTGTCACCGACCATCTTATTTCCCGCATCCTTGGCCATCTGTGCGGCTGATGCAGTGCCACCGCTGACCGCCTGCGCACCAGCAGCCTTGCGCCATTGCTCCTTCGCATAGTCCTTGGCACGTCTGACAAGGTTCTGCCCTGCTGCGGTATCAACATAGTCTTCATTATACCTCTTATTATACCATGCATCGTCCCTCGCTTCCTGCTTCCTCTGTCTTCTCTCTGCTGCGTTCGCTGCGGCAGAAGCCTTTGCACCGCCAAAGAGAGACGAGGCAAGTGCGCCTGCCGCACTGATGGCAGAGATAATCCATTGTTTGTGTGAAGGAGCAAAACTGATGCCCATTCCTAACGGCTGATTTAATGCTTTTATGTTCATAATGTTACCTATTTGTTACTTTTTCTGTTAGTAAATGACCGAAAACCCTTTGTGACAGGGCGTTTCAGCGCATTTTGACTAATCCCACAAGGATTCGAACCCATGACGCTGACGGCCTTTTCATGCGGGCAAAGATAGATGGTTTTTGAAAATGTTGCTCCGTGTCGTTACATAACACTTTTTAACTAAAATGTGTTATCGTAGCGGAATGGCGCTCCTTTATGCAATCGTTTGCACACTATACACTTTGTCTTATTCGCTTACTTTTGTCCGTTTTTCGGAACAAATTAATTTACAGAAAGTTAGTCTAAAACGTCCACTATGGTCTATACAAAATTTCTGTCATATTATTTTATTTTCCAACAATAAATGTTAATGAATGTTGATATAACGTTTTCAAATGCAAATTTAAATTAAATCTTTAATGATTTTGGTATAACGTATTCAATTAATATATATCTTTGCAAACGAAAAGCAGGGTCGGCTGCTTGAACAACGAGAACGGGGAACACCCCACCCACCTCCCAAAATAAGAGGTATTCTTTGACAGACTGACAAGAAAGGATGATGCAGGGGACACCCACCCGCAGACGGAAACGGGAGACAAGCCCTAAGAGAGTTGGGCAGGAATACGGGAAACGTGAGAGACAAGGTTTGGGCATTAATGGAGATTGATACGGATTTCCGCATCTTAGTAAGGTTATAGCGAACGGGCAACGGATAGAGGATAATGCAGCGACAAGGGAGCAAGAGACATGGTGTTGAGCATTAAAAGTCCTGGGGTTTCCTCTTCCTCTGTTGTAATGCGGCCAACTTATATAATAATAGGTTGAGAGTTCAAAGCCGTCTATAAACGCAGATGACAACAAGGATTTTTTATTCACTTTTAAATATTTACCAATATGAAAGATGTTATTATCAGTTATCGCCACACTCTGGGCGATGTTGTTCTTCCCTGCTATGGTTGGGAGGTTGGTGCTATCTTAAGGAATCTTCTTTGTATGGCTATGAATGGTCACAAGTTCAGTAACGTAACGATTTCGAGAGTATGAGCACGGAGATTTACAAGGGCGTTGAGATACGCAGATACGGCACAGAGCCGGGCGAGGGCGTTTATCCTTTATGCTTCACCGATGATTTGAGCGGCAGGAAATCTGTTAATTGTCAGATTCACGATGATTTATTTTCTGCTATGGCCTATATAGATTCATTTAAGGGTTAAGGATATGAAGAACGATTTGAAGAGACAAGTAGAGCGGGGAGAGGTTTCTCTCCGTTCTGCTGCATACAGACTGATGCGTGCAGGCAAATGCACTTTCCTGCCGAATGACAGAGAGGTTATAAGATTGTTACACATTGTTATATAATTATAGGAGATTAACAGATTATGAGTGACAGAAAATGGCTTATATTGGGATGGGCACTGATGATTATCGGTGCAATCCTTTTTATTGTGGGTGTTATCGGGATGGTTCATCACTTTTCGGGTTCTCCATCCCTTGTTTATCAGTTTTTATCAAATAGGTTATGAGACTGACAAAGAAAGAGAAAGAGCAGGTTTATGAGGCGGTTGCGTATTATGATGATTTGGCACAAGCCAACAAGACAGACCGCACACCCGATGAGATTGAAGTGATTCACCAGGCATTTCTTAAATTGCGAATGGAGGTGAAAGGATATTAGGGCAAATCCGTTAAAGGCGGTCAAGGGAGGTTCGATGCTTCCCTGCCTGCAAATTTTAAGTTTAACTAATATTATTTTGAGTTATGAAGAATTTACCTATTAGTTGTTGGGCGGCTGAAGATATTCCATCCAACAAGGCCGGAAATCTTGGCTACGATGCGTTAAGCAATGCGGAGTTACTTTCTATCATCATCGGTAGCGGCAATCGTGATTTGAACGCAGTTGAGTTGTCACGGCACATTCTTTCTTTGTGCGACAATAATCTCAACTCCCTTGCACGCATTAATCAGCGTGATTTGCTTTGCCTTTCGGGGATGGGTCAAGTCAAGGTGGCAAGGATTATGGCTGCTATGGAATTGGGCAGGAGAAGAAAGGACGAGAAAGAGCAGGAGAAGCCAAGACTTAATAATGCTCTGTCGATTTATAATCATTTCTCGTTTTTGGGCGATGTTGATATAGAAGAGTTTCATATTAGTCTCTTAAATCAGAATTGCAATGTGATAAAGGACGTTAGAATATCATACGGGGGACTTACAGAGACCGCAGTTGACGTGCGAATCATCATGAGGGAGTGTGTTGTCAATAACGCTACAACCTTGGTCTGTGTTCACAATCATCCGTCAGGATCTCTGTCACCATCAAAGGTCGATTGCGATTTAACCAATGTTATCGGGAAAGCATGTGACATTATGCGCATCAGATTGCTTGACCATGTTATCATAGGTCACGGGAACTATTATTCATTTCACGAAAATGGCAGAATTTAAATTATAGGAGGTTTTATTATGGCAATGACAAACAGAGAAATGTTAGAGAGTGCGTTGAAGAGAGTAAACGCAAAAGCAGGAACTAACGGCAAATTGTATCACGACAACACTGGATGGTTTATCCGTAATCTTCCTTATAAGGAATCAAGATTATTTGATGAATCGTCCATGAGCGCAGGCGAGTTGCTTGCGTATCTGCATGGGATAGAGGATGCACTAAATTTCAAGGAGGTGTGATTATGATTACAAAGAATTTTATTCTAACAGACAAAGGTCGTAAGGCTGGGTATACTATTGATAATATCGTTCGTGAGGTTGACCATATAGTGTGTGCAACCGAGTATGACATTTACGGGCAAAGTTCGCTTTACGCAAATAGTTATTTTAAAGATAACTGCCTTGTTGGTGTACGTATTTCTGCTGATGACGAAAGAGAAATTGATGCTTTTGTTAAGCATATGGTTAAACATGAATATTTAAAGGAGGATTGATTATGGCACGTACATTCTACGGAGAACAGATAAAGGTCTTGACAAAGGCTGTGGAGTTATGCAAAGAAGGGGGCTGTGATGGAGCAGTTCCCTTTATCATCAATCGTATAAGATGGATGCAGCGTAACGATTGGGAAATGTCAGAACCGAGTAATAAACCATCAAATTATGTAAGATTATGATTTACAGAGATTTTAATGTCCGTATAGATAATTCGTTTTATCGTGATGGGCAACACGCAGTCAGTATCAGCAGAAGTGGCTGCAAACATTGGTTTGACACATTTACAATGGCAATTAAATTTATTAGAGCATTATGAGCACAGAAGTATTAGAAAAGACCAACGCAGTTGACCTGCAACCATTGGCAGAGTTCATCAACGATGAGATTTTAGACATCGTTGACGAAGAGAGTATGACCGCAGAGAGATTTGCTCAAATAGTACAGATTATCGGGAACAGAGTTCGTTTCTGTTCCCGTAACAAGGTGACCGATTTCTCTTTTAAGATGGGCGGCAAGGAATATGCAGTCCGAGTTAATAACCATCACAAAGGCTTTGTTTCTGTCACCAACGAGGACGGAGACACGGGGTTGAGCGAAACGGAGTTCTATCCGTTCTTTGAGAACGAAGACGGATGGTTCGCAGGTCTCTGCAACCTTGCACAGATGATAAACGAAGCGTGGTATCTTTGTACGGATAAAGGCGACAATCTTGGAGGAAGAGTGATATGAAAATAGAGATTAAGTATATCTTCGAGTGTAAGGATGGCTTTAAGTTCGTCCGTGACACATTTGACGAGATTAGGCAGATTGTTGACGATAATTACAGAGCCTTGCAGGATATGGCGAGGAATGGTGATTCAGTTAACATGACGATGGACTATAACAACAAGTATTTTCCCAAGGCAAGTATTTCGGCTTGCATTGGGGGAACTTGGAAGTATTACGAACTCCGCACAGAAGTTACGGAGATTTAATGACCCTGCATGGTGCTTGCGTAGGTTCGACTCCTGCGCAGGGTACGATTTATTGTTTAATTTTAAGTATATCAGTTATGGACTACAATCAGTTTCAACCCGTAGAGGACATGAGCGAGGTAACTCATATCTTCAAGCAGATTTTCGATGGAAAGAAATCATTTGGCACAGACACCGCCAAGATGGGATTCTTCCATGAACAGATGATGGCGGCAAAGGTCGAGGGCAATCAGATTATCTTCGCCCTGCCGTTCAATGGCCCTATGCTCAAGTTACGTGAGATTCTTGAAAAGGCTCACTACAACAAGACCGACTCTATCATGGTCACTTGTGATGTCAATGACGACAACACGATTCTGACCGCTACGTTCTATTCCAAGGAGTACAAACTATTCATGGATTTTTAATTATGAGTTTCAAGGAGATTATCAAAGCCCATCTTGATAAGATGGCAGAGCAGGACGAGGCATTTGCAGCCCGCTATGCTCTTGAAAGTAAGAGTTTGGACGCTTGCGTCAAGTATATCTTTTCCGAGGCACAGAAGCAGAAGTCAGGCAATTGTGCCGCTATCGAGGATGTAGTCGTGTATGGCTGGGCAGTCCACTACTACCAAGAGGATAACTTGATGATAGATGATGTCAAGGCCAAGGTTAAACATTCGTCCGACACCAAGCCAAAGGCAGAGAAGAAGCCCAAGGAGGTTAAGGAGATTAAGCCCATCAAGGCTCTTGTCAAGGATAAGAAGCATGATGACAAGTGTGTTCAGTTGGATTTATTTGGAGAATTCTGATTATGAAAGCAAGAAACAAGTTTGAAAAGAGGGCTGCAGAGGTTAATGCCGTCCTCTCCGAGGATATTGCAGTCGCTGATTTGGAGTGGGCAAAGCATCTTGATTTGGATGGCTCTCCCTACGTCTACTTTACCATCTTCAGCAATATCTGTGAGTTTGAGGTTAATAGGGTCTATCGTCTGTATCGATACGATGATAAGTCCACCTCGCATTTCTTCTGCGTGGAGATTCTGCGAGAGTTCTCTGATGGCGAGAAGAAAGCCTATTTCAGCAAGAACCGCTTCGGAATGGGTGTCAGCTACTACGATTGCTTCTCGTTCGGCTCAGACATTGTTCTGAAAGACAATCGGAAGAACTATGCCGGCAATATGCTTTCCTATCTGATGGACTACTCCGTCGGCTCCCATGCTGAGAGTGACGGCAGTAGGGTGAAGTGCGAGCATAGAGACCCCAAGGAACTTGCACGCATCATCTGCAACAACCCCGTGGCCGAGACCATGTATAAGGAGAATAACCCGATGTTCCGCCATCTGATGCACCGCACATATCTGAAAGAGACCTGCCGAGCATACACCATAGCCAGGAGGCACGGCTTCGTGTTCGATGATTACTCCATCCCCCTTTGGCTCGATATGGTCTACGCCATCATCATCTGCAAGAAAGATTGGCACAATCCTGTCTACATAGCCCCCAAGGATTTGTTGGCTAACCATGACCGATTCATCCGCATGATGATACGCAAGGAGCAGGAGAACAAGCTGGCCAAGGAGTACCGTAGACTCGAAAATGAGCGCAAGCAGCATAAGGCTTTGGACGAGCTTTACGTGGAGAAGCGGAAGAAGTTCTTCGGCATGATTCTCGAAAGCGGAAGTCTGAGGATCCATGTTCTGCAAAGCGTTGACGAGTTCATGGATGAGGGCACACAGATGGAGCATTGCGTCTACAAGTGCCGCTATTGGGACATGAAGCAGCACCCTCATTCGCTGATTATGTCGGCCACCATCGGAGGCAACAGATGTGAGACAATTGAGGTTGACTTGAAAACCTACACGATTGCCCAGTGCTACGGCAAGCATGACCTATTCACCAACTACCATCAGCAGATTGTTGATTTCGTCAACTCTCAGATGGACGTTATCAAGGCATATAACGAGAACAGAAAACGACAACTTAAAAAGGTAGCATGACTATGAAGCGACTCATTATGACCATCCTCATCATCCTCTTTTTCCTCATCGGACTATTGAGCTGAACTGATAGCGATAAATAGCGATTAATATACGGCTATTTATCGCTACCTATACAATAAATTGAAATCGTTATACGTTATTTAAATGGTATGAAACAATTCTGAATATGGAAGAAAATAAAGTATTCTCCAAGTCCGTCCTCATGAAGGATGGCACGGAACAATCGATCGAAGCAACCCGAAACGATATGGAAGCTTGGCTGAAAGAACACCGGAAGGCCAAGTACATCTGTCCTGACGATAAAGAACTATTTGAGCGTTATGCACACCTCTACGAAATGTACTACAACAAGACCCACCCCAAGCCAAAGGGTACAAGGGGTGGAGCGCGTGAGGGAGCAGGACGCAAGCCGAAAGGCGTTACAGAAAGACTACACTACGGATGGCGCGTCAGCCGTGACGTTTGGGAAATCCTGCAAAGACAGGATAACAAGACAGACTTTATCGAGAGTGCCATAAGAGCCTACGACAGAGCCATGCGTAACAGAAGAGGGGATGGTATCTAAGCCATCCCCTTTTTTGTGCCTATCATTTTCGTGACCTTACGAAAATGATTCAAATACTTTTAAAGAATCTTAAAAGATTGCACAGAATGATGTAACTTACTGATTTTCTGTGTATCTTTGCACCATCCTAATTTTATCGTAAATGAAACAGAACAATTTTTTAATCAACATTGCACGGCTGGTGTGGGTATCGGAAACGACCCAATGCGCCACGATAACGCATAGGACACCTGTGCCGTGCATATTTTATTCATCCTTTAATTTATCGTATTATGTTAAGTTCAAAGTTAATCATCGCTCTTTGCGACACTGACGAAGAAGTCAACAAGTTCGTCCACATCAATCATCACGATTCCTTAGTCCCCTACATGAGGGATTTCTGCCTTGGCTACGACCATCTGTGCGGAACACCTATTGCGGAAGGGAAGTATCTCATGACTGACGTTTCACTTGCAGGCATCACGCCCGATGTCCTCTTCGAGCGCACCCGCAAGGCTCATGGCCGAACCTACACAGACCGCTATTACGGCTATCTAATGGAGGACATGCAGCCGAAGAACTTGTTTGAAAAGTAGTACCACCCACTTGATTAAGACCCATTATGCAGAGTGCAGTCGGGATGGGGGGCTGAGAGAAATCTCCGTCCCCCTTTTTTGTGTCCCAATGCCAAAGTTTACGGAGCGATTCCAAGATTTTACGACTTCCGGCATCTCCGTAAACTTTTTCTTTACGATGACCTATTTTGCCGTAAACTTTCCATAGCTGACCATTGCCTCGACTATCGACTCGTCCATCAGCTTCGCATAGGTCTTCTCCGTTTCCCTAATCGATGCGTGCCCCAAGATGTGCTGAATGATGTGCATCGGCATCTTACCCTCGTTCAATAGCATCGTGGCTCCCGTGTGCCTTGCCCAGTGGGTCGTGACGGGCTTGTCTATCTTCGCATACATGACCGCTGCCTTCAGATAGGCATTGTATTTCACGTTGCTGATGATGGGAAGCTTGTACTTGTACCGCTTCAAGACGGCCAAGGCTGGCTCCATCAAGACAATCGTGAATTCCTGCCCGGTCTTCTGACGCTTGGACTTGTAGACAGTCTGACCTTTGACCTTTACACAATCCTTGTAGTCAAACTTGGCCAAGTCCGAATAGCTCATCATCGTGTAGGTCTGAAAGATGAACAAGTCCCTTACCCTGCGCAGGCTTTCGCTCGGAATGATGCACGACTCGAACTGATGGAACTCCTGCGGTGTGAGGAATCGCGTCAGTCCGTCCTCGTTGCCTTTCTTGATGTCGAGACGGGAATACGGGTTACGCTTGATGAGTCCGTCCTCCAAGGCTTGCAGGACAAAGGTCTTGACCAGCTTGTGGTAGTTCCACCTCGAACACTCCTTCAGACCTCTGCGCTCCAGTTCCTCATCCATCTTCATGATATTCTTCTCCGTCACATCTGAGAAATACACAATCCCCTTCCATTGCTCCAGGAACTTGAACATCTGTTCGTAGTGCTGACGTGTGCCATCCGTGATGTTCTTGTACCTGCGCCCTGCCAACTCCCTTGCATAGGATATGAAGGTGTCGCTCTGCATTATCTCCCCTTTCAAGAGCCGTGGCACTGCGTTTAGATCCAAACAACCCTCGTCCATCATCCTGTTGATGATTTCAGAGCACTTGCGCTTCAGTATCTGAAGCTGGTCGTTGACCTCCTTCCAATCCCTGCGGCCAATTACAGAGCCGTTAGACCACTCCTTGGGGAGCAGCTTCACACCCGTTGAGATGTACTTCCTTACATTGTCTGCCGTGATTCTCAACTCTACCACGCCAGCCTTGGTCTTCGTACTCTGACCCTTTCGGTCAAATACTAATGTTAAATTTACTTTCATATCACTTAAAATTTGTTTAAAACTATCTCGTTAACATTTTTTTATGTTACCATTTTACTCTCTGAAAAATTTTGGTAACGGATTGGTAACAGATTGGTAACAAAAGATAGCAGTTGATAGCAGATGATAACAACCGATAACAAATGATGCCAAATCCATCCAAAACCGCTGGATAGCCTTGGTAAAATACTGAAAAACAAAAGTTTACGTGATAAGATACTCTTTTCCAAAGAATTAGAGAGGTTCGTTTCTCAACTAACCTCTCCACTCTCATTGTGATTCCGGCGGGATTCAGACCTTTGGGAATCATAGAGAGTGTAAGTCTTTGACTATCACTATGTTTCAGCTTTACCATGACTGGGTTCGATTTTACGTTGGTAACAGAAAAGTAACAGTCCGTTTTCTTCTTAATTTACAATTTTCATTTTTCATTACTAATGCACGTTTTAATTAAACTTAATGAGTTTTGCAACCTCAAATATTATTCCCTAACTTTGCACCCGTCAAGTTCGGATTGACAAGTGAAATAGCACGTCGTTTCATACCGACATATTGCATCATTTCCACCGATGCATGGTCCCCAAAGGTTATCCGAACTATCCTGCGGGGACTTTTTGTTTTCACACCATTTCGCGGCAAGCAGTTAATCACCGTACTGCGTCGAACTTACCAATCGACAGATAAACAACGGCAGTCTTTTTGAACACGGAGCACCAAATCCTGAAATGAGTCCACCCAATAGCAGGTCTGTAAGGTCGAAAGACAAACTCAAACTCCGATAAAAGCTGTTCAGAATCAGTGGTTCCTATAAGGCTTAGCAGGTAGAAGATAACTTAGCAATAAGAGGTAGACAATATTCTTCGACTGCTCCCCCTGTAACCCCCATCTTACAGAATTGGGTGGATCGTGTACATCATTAAACAAAGATAGTTATGACTTACAAAGGACAAGAAATCGGTATTCCGACATTAGAACTCATCCAAGAGTGCATCACCCAATGGAAGCTTCGCGTATCAGCGCAGGAGGTCTACGACTATTGGACTTCAAGGAACTGGCTTACTAAGAAAGGTCAGCCAATCAAGACTATAGAATCAGCCTGCAATGTAGCCAATAGTTTATTCGTTCAGCGTCAGCGGAAAGAGGTGTGAACAACAATATTTCAAAGAGCGATAGTTAATCTATGAAGTCGGTAATAGGCTTAAATGTCTGAGTCCACGTGTCAAACATTGTACCTTGATCTCCAACACTTATATACCTGCATTCACAGAGATACAACCATCCGTAGATGATAAGCACCGCCAAAACTATGACGGCATACCATTGTTTAAATGTCAGCTTCTTCATTGTCCCATTCTGATTAATCCGACAATCCTGTAGATACCGAAGATGTCGTCTCCGGCAACTTCGAAATCGGGGTATTCGGGATTATAGGAAACGCATCTCACTCCATTCTCCTTAGGATATAGCCTTTTCAGTACGTTACCATCCCTTGTGGCGAGAACATAGGCCTTACCCCACTCAATAACATTCTCCACCTTCTTGCAGGCCACCTCGTCGCCTCCTTCAAACTTTGGCTCCATGCTATCCCCTTTGATTAACATGGTGAAGTCATAGTCTGGCATGGATCGCATCTTGGGGAGCATTTCGCATTCGTGTACCAGCACGCCGTCTATGTAGTCGGACAATACTCCTGCAGCAGCGGTAATAGGGAGCCGAGGGCGTAGGTCTGATTTGGAATTATTATCCAGCAATTCCAAGTCTACCTCCATCTTACCTTCTCCTGCATACAACCATTCTCTGTTAATCTCAGGGAATGCATCTGCCACTTTGTTCACAAGAGAACGCGGAACGCCCCGGTTACCTTTTAATATCTGACCGAGGTTCTGGGGGGCAAAACCGATTCTTTTGGCGAATTGGCTCTGATTTTCGCTAACATAGTCCATAATGCGCTTTATGCGCTCCAACATTCCTTTTTCCTCCATAACAGACAATCGTTTATAATCTTAATATAATCAAAAATAATCAAAAAAGCTATAAAAATTGAATCAAAATATCTCATATTGAGAATATTTGATTATCTTTGCACTCGATTTTGATAGATAAATAAGTGCATTAAGCAGGCCGATGAATCGAAATCCGGGTCAGACCACACTTTTCTGTGGCAAAGATAGGGAAAATATTTCAAAGGTGCAAATTAATGGCACAAGATTTAGGAATAATTAAATAAATAAAATAATGAACGTAACAGTTAAAGACATTAAATCGATTAAGCCAGGAGAGACCAAGCCTTTCCTCTGTGAGAGTGAGAAGGCTTGTAGGAACGCGAGCGTCCTTGTGTCTGTCGTGCAGAGGACTGACAAGCCCGATGGTGTCAGCCATTACTCTCGTAAGATAGACTTCGACCAGAAGATTATCAATATCACAGCTCACAGATTATAAAATTATATAAGGTATGAACAACGAAGATTTATTATCAAGAGAGTTTCTTATCAGTGCTTTTGGGGCGCTAAAGAAAACCAAAAAGCAGTATAAAACCTATATTCTTTTGGATAACGCATCCAAACTATATAAAATAGGTAGGGCAACTGATGTCGAAAAACGGCTATCTTCTTTGACCGTGGCTAACCCAAGCCTCTCTATTATCCTTGTTATTGACGCAAACGTAGAGAACCGTCTTCATAAGGAATACGCGAGTAACCGAGTTAAGTCTGAGTGGTTTAAGTTATCAGAAGATGATATTAGAAGTATTAATGACAAATATAACAATGAGGTCTATGAATAATGCTTTAGTTTTCCAAGGAAGCAACGGCCAACCGCTTACTAATAGCGTACTTGTTGCCAAAAAGTTCGGAAAGTCACACGACAATGTGCTCAAGTCTATTCGAGCCATCCTAAATGGGGGTGTCCTCAAAAATAACGAGACCCCGATGTTTGAGGAAGCGACCTATGTGAACGAACAAAACGGACAAACCTATCCAATGTTTATCATGAACCGCGACGGCTTTACTCTTTTGGCTATGGGGTTCACTGGTAACAAGGCAATGGAGTTTAAGATTGACTACATCGGAGCCTTCAATAAGATGGAAGAGCAGATAAAGCACACCACCATGACCGCACTCCCCGACTTCACCAATCCTGCCGAAGCTGCCCGTGCGTGGGCTCACGAATACGAGCAGAAACAACTTGAAGCCCGTCGTGCTGATGCAGCAGAGCAGCAGGTCTATGCGCTCTCGCAGGAAATAGAGTCAATGCAGCCGAAGGTGTCCTACTACGACATGATTCTCAATAATCACTCAACCGTCCTGACCACACAGATAGCTCTCGACTATGGATTGTCAGCCAAGACACTCAACAAGAAGCTTTATGAAATGAGGATCCAGCACAAGGTTGGCGACCAATGGATTCTTTATGCGCCATATCTCCCTATGGGTTACATGCACTCCAAGCCCGTTGAGATTACCCACAACAACGGCACTCGGTCTATCAAGTATAATTCAGAGTGGACTCAGAAGGGCCGTCTCTTCCTCTACGAAGAACTGAAGAAGCACAATATCCTCCCATTAATCGAACAATAGAATCTATAAAAACAAATAAGGTATGAGCAAACAGAAAACCATTAAAGCCTACAAAGGCTTCGACAAGGATTTGAAGTGCAGAGGTTTCCAGTATGAGGTTGGCAAGGAGTATGAGCAGAAAGGCAAGATTATTGCTTGCGAGAACGGCTTTCATGCCTGCGAAAATCCATTCGATGTAACAGACTATTATAATGACATATTAAATGACCGATATTGTGAGGTCGAACAGTCTGGCGACATCGATGAAAGAGAAAACAAAAAAGCTTCGTCTCGCATTAGGATCAAGGCCGAGATTGGTTTTACAGGACTTTTCAAGGCGGGCATCGAGTGGCTGAAAGAGATTACGAACCCAGTAAAGGTCATTGAGGGCACGAAGGATGCGCTCGCATTGACTAATGATAACGGTTACTATGCTAAGATTGGGTCAAGTGGTATCTATGCTAAGATTGGGTCAAGTGGTAGCTCTGCTCAGATTGGGTCAAGTGGTAGCTCTGCTCAGATTGGGTCAAGTGGTAGCTCTGCTCAGATTGGGTCAAGTGGTATCTCTGCTAAGATTGGGTCAAGTGGTATCTCTGCTAAGATTGGGTCAAGTGGTGACTATGCTCAGATTGGGTCAAGTGGTATCTCTGCTCAGATTGGGTCAAGTGGTTACTATGCTAAGATTGGGTCAAGTGGTAACTCTGCTCAGATTGGGTCAAGTGGTATCTATGCTAAGATTGGGTCAAGTGGTGACTATGCTCAGATTGGGTCAAGTGGTAGCTCTGCTCAGATTGGGTCAAGTGGTATCTATGCTAAGATTGGGTCAAGTGGTAGCTCTGCTCAGATTGGGTCAAGTGGTAACTATGCTCAGATTGGGTCAAGTGGTGACTATGCTAAGATTGGGTCAAGTGGTAGCTCTGCTCAGATTGGGTCAAGTGGTATCTATGCTAAGATTGGGTCAAGTGGTGACTATGCTAAGATTGGGTCAAGTGGTGACTATGCTAAGATAGATTCTACTGGCGAGGATTCCGTCATCTGCTGCGCGGGACATAACTCGGCTGTTAAAGCAAAAAAAGGTTCCTGGATAACACTAGCCGAATGGATTTATTCAGACGAGAAAAACCGCTGGATTCCAAAGTGTGTCAAGACAGAGTATGTAGACGGCGAACGAATAAAGGCTGATACATGGTATAAACTTGTTGATGGGGAATTTAAAGAAAAGAAGTATGAAAGAACAATGGTATGAAAACGACTGGTTCCTCTCGTTCATGGCGGCTCTGTCACTCTTCATGGCCGCAGTAGCCAACTACTACATTCACGGAGGACACATACAATGGTGAAGGACGGCAATGGTGACGTGTGGCTCTCACCGCAGGAAGCAGCAGACACCCTCGGTATCAGCGTCAGCAGGATATACCACATCAAGAATCAGCTGACACACCGTAAGGGAAACACTTCTCGGGCGAGGGTGTTCTTTCTCGAAAGCACTCTCTTTGACGACTACATGAATATATGACATAATTGCATTTAGGTTTTTAGTTATTGGTAAAATTCCCCAAGCGTGGGGTCTGTAACTCAAAGGTGAATGAGAAATTCTTTTCAGCCAGCCTGCCTCATGTGAATGCCGCAGGTTTTTCAAGAGGGAATGTAGCTCAGTGGCAAGAGCTTGGAGAAATAAGACTTTGGTGTAAGTCTCTCCGTAAAAGTACATCATCGAGAGCATGGGTTCGACCCCCGTCATTCCCACTTCTTTTCAGCACTCCAAGTCCCAATAGTGCGAATGGGGATATATAGAAGGTGTAGTGGCTTACACCAGCTTGGACGAAAGTTGATACTGTTCTTTGACTTATTGGAAACATAGACGAACGTGGAAAAGGCCACGTATGGAGAACCCCCACCCCCACGAATAGGCAATGGTGCTGAAAAGGTGGATAACAGGGTGGCAGGCTCCTACACTCGTATCTGTAAAGCTGCCGTAGTCCGAAGGTCAAGCCGGATTGAGAGAAGCTGAGGCCAGATACTAAAAAAAATCCATCATCATGATACAACTCCCGACCAAACAACGATTACGCACGCGAATAGACAGGGTTTACGACCACCTGCACCGCGATTGCAGTATTATGAGCGTCCATCAGTTCGAGGACGCTATGCGATACATTCACATCTTAACGCTTAAAATCAAATCTTATGGCTTTACTCCGCAGAAAAAAACCGTTGAAATCTTCGACACCGATCAAGAAGTCGAAGTTTGAAATCAGCGAAATTAAGACTCCGACACGGAAGGCCAGCCGCTCTACGCTGATGCGAAAGGCCGATGATGCCTTCTCCTTATATATACGTACGCGCGATAGTCAGGAATACGAAGGCAGGGCTTTCCGATGTATCTCATGTGGCAGGGTCCTGCCGATAGAGCAGTGTGACAATGGCCACTACGTTAACCGTAGCCACATGTCGCTACGCTTCTCCGAATTAAACTGCAACGCCCAGTGCAGGCTCTGCAACAGATTCCAGGAAGGGAATATACAAGACTACCGCAAGGGTCTCATCTTGAAGATAGGCGAGCAGAAAGTTCTCCTGCTCGAAGCTCAGAAGAATATTACCAACAAGATTTCAAACTTTGAACTGGAACTACTTGCCAAACACTACAAAGCAGAAACAAAGAAATTTAAATACCAAATCAAATGAAGAAGCTAGTAAATAATCTATGTAAGTTCCGCTCCGACAAAGAGACGGAGGTGTATGTCGGTTCTGCATTCTGCAAACGCTGCCGATACTTCAACGGAATGATTAACAAAAAGACGATCTCGTGTTTAATTCCTAAATATTAATCGTTATGAATTTCAGAAATTTACTAAACCATGTCTGGCGCAAGCCGGAGTCGAAGCCCGTCAAGGGTAGTGAGAAGAAGAAGGAGGCCGTAGACCTCACAGTGCTGGAACACCGCTATGTGATGAACGTAGGAGCAGGCCGCAAGTGTGACTTCTGCAAGAAGGAAACGCTCAACTGCGCCAAGGTAGACATTGCAGGATGGCAGTTGTGTATCTGTCCGCTGGAGGACGCGTGTCCCTTTCGTCGAGCCAAGAAATCAACAAAGAAATAACCCTCAAAAGCATGTCGGTATGAAAATCAATGAGATTGCAATCTTTAAGCGGTTCATGGTAGACAACACCGTGCGCGATATTTTCATCAGGAAGTATAACGGAGAGAGAAGTGAGACGAAGAATCCTACCTGGATTGAAGACTATCTGAGCAACGTAGATCACACCGAGGTCATCAAGAAGGCTTTCGTCCGCTACAAGATGAACTCTGCATTCGGCTTCGACTTTTGGGATAGGTTGAATGAGGACTGGCTGGTCTATTACAATAAGAAGGTCAAAAACCACGACTATAGCGACACAGAGAAGCTTCTGACGCTTACTGGCTTCTTCAGTATCCTTCGCGAGAATTGGAATAGCACCAAGCCTTGGGTATATGAATCCGTGGGTGATGCCCTCGCCCGATTGGCACTGACCCCACAGGCTTATACTCCAAAGGAGGCTGACAATATCGAACCAAAACCCGCTGATCCACCAACGGAGAAGCCAGAAGAAAAGGATGACCTCGATATTGACTTCATCGAAGTCGCTCCCTCCCGCAAGACTTACAAGCTGAAGAGCGGGATGATGTCTGTCAACATCAGGAAAAAATCCACCCGATGCCTCGTCAACCATATTGACTCCCAAAACCTCATAAATAAGAACCTCGACTATGTAAGGATGGGAAAGACTAGCAACGATGTTGTGATTCAGTTCAACAATAAGCAGGGAATAAACTGCAATGTGACCTCCGATGCCTACGTTAGCATCGGAAATTCCGACTTCACACGACAACTGCACAATCTTCTTTCACTCTCAGGAGATCTCAACTATGTCCGCATAGAGAAGATTTCAGAAAACCTAGATTCAGTAACATACAGAATTATCAAGCTATGATTATCAAGATTAACAGTTTAGAAATTACCAACTTCAAGTGCTTCCGTCACAAGGAGTTTACATTCGACTCCGATGTTACCACCATCCGGGGACGTAACGGTGCAGGAAAGACTACCATCGCCGATGCCATCCTTTTCTGTCTCTTCGGAAAGAACACCGCAGGACAGTCCGACCTCGAAATCTTCAAGACCATGGAGGACGGCAAGGTAATCCCCAATATCGACCACTCTGTGGAAATGGAGATAGAAGTAAAAGCAAGATTAGGAGAAGCTATCGGCGTTTCTAATGTTACCCTGAAACGCTCCATCAAGGAGGTGTGGGTAAAGAAGCGCGGCTCTGATGAATCCGTCTTCAAGAACAATACCTGCGAATACTTCGTCAACGGCGATTCTTACACCAAGGCCGACTTCGAGAAATATGTTGGCTCCCTTATCACCGAAGACACTTTCAAGGCTATCACCAACCCTGTCTATTTCCCATCCATAAAATGGCAGACCCAGCGTCATTTCCTCGCACAGATGGTAGGCAGCATAGAGCCGGAGGCCATCGCCGACACGGACGAACTGGCTGCTCTCGTCCGTCAACTTGACGATTCCAACGATGATATAGTCAGTTACCGCAAGCATCTCTCCTATCAGATCAAGCAGATTAAGGACAAACTCGATAAGATTCCCGTCCGATTGGAGGAACAGCACAAGGCCCTGCCCGAGAAGTTGGATTGGGATGCCCTGCAGGTCAAGTATACTGACGTATCACGTCAGTCAGAAGAGGTCAATGCCAAGATTATTGCCATCAAGTCCGGCAACGGCGGCGACGTGCTCCGAGAGGAAATCCGCAAGGAAATCAATACCATCCGCACCGACATGGAGAAGATAGAGGTGGAACAAAGACAGCTTCTTCGCATCCGTCAGGACGAACACGACCGCGCCATCAATACCGCCCGTCAGCAGTTCAACCAGCTCGTCGCAACCCAGCGCGACCTCGAAACTTCTCTCCCCTCTTTCGACACCCTTATCTTCCGCTGCAGGGAGACACTTGCCAAGTGCGAGCAGGATGCCGAGAAAATCCGTCTGTCATGGGCTGAGAACAATGCCCGCAAACTGGATTGGAGCGACGACGACAACATCTGCCCTACCTGCGGACAATACCTCCCTGCCGAACTGATAGCCGAGAGAAGGCAGAAAGCCATCTCAGACCTCAACGCCAAGAAGGCCTTACGCAAACAGGCACTTATCGAGGAAGCCGACAGAGTTAAAGCCATCCGTGAGGGAGCCAATCAGGAGATAGAACAGAACGAGCAGCGCAAGGCTGAGAAGGAGAAAGCACTTGCCGACATCAAGGAGCAGATCAATACCGCATTCTCCGAAAAACAGAAGCTGGAGAAGATGCAGCTCCCCACCATCGACTCCATCCTCTCAGAAAACGCCCAGTATGTTGCTTTATCAAAGCAACTCTCCGAATCCCAGGCCAAGCTCGAATCTGTCTCCATCGACGAGGACACCACCAAGAAACTCGCCGACCTCGAATCCGCAAAGTCCGAGTATACTGCGATAGTATCGGAGTTAACCACCCAACTCGCCACCAAGGCTCAGTACGACAAGATCCTCTCCCTCATCGCAGACATTGAGCAGGAGCAGAAAGACCTCATATCGCAGCTCTCCGACTTGGAGCGCAAGGAGGATGTCGCCCGGCAGTATCAAGACCGCCAGAACGCTATCCTCGAAAAGCGCGTCAATCAGCACTTCTCCCTCGTGAAATGGAAGATGTTCCGCACCGTCAACAATGGTGGCGATCCGTTCGACGAGCCCTACTGTGAGTGTTATGTAGATGGAGTGGCCTATCACGGCGGACTCAACCAAGCCGCCAGGCTCAATGCCGGACTGGATATTTGCAATGCTTTATGCAATCATTACAATATATCAGCACCGATATTGATTGATAACGCTGAGTCAACCATTAATATCCTTCAGACCGTCGGACAGCAGATCAGGTTCCAAGTATCAGACACAGATTTACAGACGCTATGAAGTTCATCTCTATCAACGAAACTCAGGTTGTCCCCTTAGATAAGGTTGACTTCTATGGCATAGACAGTATCGACAAGACGAAACTGATAGTGCATACCATCGGTGGCTATACTGTGGAAGTCAGATACAATGACAAAGAGACATGCAAAAGTGAATTTGAATCAATTGACGAAATAATAAGAGGTAAATCAAACAACTAAAATTATGGCAGAAAATCAATTGCAAGTACAACAGAGCAATCCCCAGCTCGTAGCCATTCAGAATGCGCTCAAAGGGGCTAACAAGTCCATCCAGGCAGCGCTCAAAGAGAATGCCGGAACGTTCAACACCTCACTCATGGAGCTTATCACTTCCGACCCTAAGCTCCTTGCCTGCGACCCGCAGAAACTCATGGCCGAGGCCATCAAGGCTGCATCCATCAAACTTCCACTCAACAAGCAGCTGGGTTATGCCTACCTCGTTCCCTACGGCACCACGCCCAACATGATAATCGGCTATCGCGGCTATATCCAGCTGGCCATGCGCACAGGACAGTACCGCTACATCAATGCCGACATAGTGTACGAAGGCGAACTTACCCACAAGGACAAGCTCACGGGTGCTATCTCCCTTGATGGCGACAAGACCTCTGAGACCGTCATCGGCTACTTCGCCCACTTCGAACTGCTCAACGGATGCACCAAGACGCTCTACATGACAATCGAAGAAATGGCCAACTATGCCCTTACCTTCTCTGGCACATGGGCAAAGAAGAAAGCCAACGAGAAACCTTCCGCTCAGACCCTCATGGATAGAGCGCAGGCACAGGCTCAGAACGGACCCGAACCGGGTGTTGGCTGGTATGCCAACTTCAACGCTATGGCCCGCAAGACCGTCCTCCGTCGCCTACTCTCTCAGTACGGCTACCTCTCCATCGAAATGATGCAGGCTCTCGCCTCCGACGAACAGCCCCAGTACATTCAGGCCGAAGCAATCCGCAACGAAGAGAACGCTGCCCCCAAGAAGGTAGTCAACGCCTCACAGATGATGCAGGATGCAGATGCCACCGAGGTCAAGGAAGAGCAGCCCAAGACAGACGAGCCGCCAATCTGATAGATATTCACGTGTCCCGGGGAGGTGTGGCTTACGTGAAGCCCACATATTGCAGTAGGTGTTGCAGACACCTCCCCCTTTTATTCTCATTATAACATCATTTTAATTATGAAAGAATTATTATGAGCAAAGAAGAACTTATCGACAAGATGGTGACGGCGGTCATGGAAAACTTCGACTTCGACCGCGTACACCTGGTAATGGTGAACCTCGACTGGAAGTGAAACATCGGCAACGGCGAAATGACCGTGCCCAACTCCTACCGACTGACAAGGTATGCCGAAAGACTACTGCGAGAGGTCGCACAGCATTACGGTGACAAAGAGTTTTATTCATGCGGAAGCGGTGGCTTCATGGCTCGTCTCGACGGCGAAACGCTCACCCTTCAATTCATTTTGACGGAAATGACATCTTTTGCCAGCGACTTCACCGACATCAACGAACCCGATCCCAAGGCAGACATCAAGGCAAAGCGCATCGAGGATTGCAACCTGAGCGTCCGCACCATGAACATCTGTAAGGCTGGCGGCATCGACACGATGGGCGACCTTTGCCAACTCCACAAGACCGACTGGCTGAAGTTCCGCAACAGTGGCAAGAAGTCACTCTTCGAACTTGATGACCTGCTGCATGACAACGGCCTCGATTGGGCTGAGTGGCGGTAGCAAATTCTTCACTCTTCACTTCTATTATTATAACAAAAATATGGAAAACAATAGTGTAAAATTACGGGTGATTTCATCATCAAGTGCTGGCAACGCTTACGCCCTCGACTCCGGCACGGAAATCCTCCTGCTCGAAGCGGGCATTCGTCACTCTGTCATGACCCGTGACGTGGGATTTCGGGACGACAAGGTAGTAGGATGCCTCATTAGTCATTGTCATGGCGACCACGCCAAGTATGCCGAGGAATACGCCAAACGGGGAATCCACATCTATTGTAATAAAGACGTACGCGAGAAGAAGCGTTTCCCCTACGGCTCTTACACTGAGGTACAGGTCATGAAGACGTACAATGTCGGCTCCTTCCGCATCTGTCCGTTCCCGCTTCATCATGACGTACCGAACTTTGCCTATCTCATTCATCAACCTCAGATGGGCACATGTCTCTTCGCGCTCGACACCTACAAGTTCGATTTCTCTCTGGAGAATGTTGACCATTTTCTCATAGAGGCCAACTACGATGATAAGATACTCAAAGCGAACATACAGGACGGCAGGATAGACCGTGCCCAGGCCAATCGGCTCATGCTCTCTCACCTCTCCCTCGACAACACCATCCATTATCTCCACATGTGCGAGGCCGAGAAAAGCCGCACCATCACCCTCTGCCACCTCTCCGAGCGCAACTCATGCCCGAAGCTCTTTGCCGACCGCGTGGCAGGAGAGTTTGGAGTCCCCACACAAGTCGCCGACAAAGGCGTTATCGTTGAACTTTATAAAAACGAACCGATATGAACAAAGAAATACAAGGTTGCATCACCCGCTCCGTCACCGACATTGCCCGAAAGTGCCACTGCAAGGAGAATGAGGTATGGGCAGAAATGAGCGATATATCAACCCTTAAAGCAATGGAATATGAACGAAGAAATATGGAAACCCATTAAAGGGTTAGAAGGTTACTATGAGGTGTCTAATATCGGTAGAGTCCGTTCTGTTGATAGGGTAACTGTACGGCATAATAAAAACCACGAATGGAAAGCCATGTTAAAAGGAAAGATTATCGCTCCACACATAAGACATGATGGCTACCCTTTTGTGGATTTATACAAAGAACATAAAAGACATTCTTTTGTTGTACACCGCCTTGTTGCTATGTCATTTGTTCCAAATCCAAGTAACAGACCGGAAGTAGATCATATCAACACGGATAGAACTGACGCAAGAGCATGTAACCTCCGATGGGTAAATAGGAGTGAAAACAACCTAAACCCCATTACAAATAAACGAATGTCAGAAGCAGGCAAAAGAAGAGGTGGCAAACCCGTTGTGCAATATGACAAATCAGGAAATTTTATCGCAGAATACCCGTCTTTTAGAGCGGCATCTAAAGCCACTGGTTATCATGCTATGACTATCAGTAATAACACTAAAGGAATACATATAAACTCTAAATTTAATTGGAAATATGGCAAGATACAGACCAAATGATGCAAGAGATTATTTGGAAGCCCTCGACTTCATCAACCAAGCCAAGGATCAAGGCTTCGACATCGAACTGAAACGCTATTATAAGAAGCGTACCAATCCCCAGAATGCCTACCTGCATATGGCACTCTCTTACTTTGCCCACTGCTACGGCTGCACGCTGCTGGAGGTTAAGGAAATCTACTTCAAACAATATGCCTGCCGTGACATCTTCCTCGTTGAGACCACCGATAAGATCGGCAGACCCGTAAAGTACTTCCGCTCCACCGCCGACCTCAACACCGTGGAAATGAGCAATGCCATCAACAACTTTATCGCCTATGCCCACTGTAACGGCATCGAGATTCCCCAACCCAATGACGAACTCGGCATAAGGTATTGTGAACGACAAATCGAAAAAACAACTGCATACGGTACTTAAAGAATTATAATCATTATGGAAGCAATAGGAACAATCATCGTGGTACACCCGCTAACATCGGGAGTATCACAGCGCACAGGCAACACCTGGCACAACCAAGAGTACGTCCTTCAGACAGAAGAGCAATATCCCAAGAAGATACCCTTCGAGGTCTTCGGAGAGGACAGGATTAACCGCTTTGCCATTCGTCAAGGTGAAAGGATCACCATTCACTTCGATATTGATGCCAACGAGTATCAAGGCAAGTACTATCCCAAAATACGCTGCTACAACGTTACCCGTCCGCAGGCATCCCAGCCAGCCACACCGCCCGCTCAGCCTGCTACCGCATCACAGCAGCCCGTGACATCCCAACCTCCTCTGTTCCCTCCAGAACAACCTGCTCAGGGAGAACCCGACGACCTGCCATTCTAACCTATGGCAAAACATCACGTTATCCTCCACCGCTGCGGAGACTGTGCAAACGTGACTCCCGTCACCGACAAGCACCATCTGCTCGATCTGAAAGGCAATCCCACTATGGGAACATGCCCCTACTGGCGCGAGTCACGCTGCACTCTCCTAAGCTGGTTGAGTAATTGCAAACATTTTAAACAGAAAATGGTATGAAAACGATACAACAACTACGTGCTCAATACAGAGCCAGGAAGAGAACAAAGAACTACCACGAACTGCTCGAACGTTCTTGCGACCTCTTCCAGCTGAAAGAGTATTTGAGCGAAATATGGCTCACTTATGACGGCAATCTCATTTGCCCCGTGAGTTGCCTGAAGGGCGAGCCCGTCAGTGCATTACAAGAAATCCGCAAACTATATGTTCAACGAAATCAAAAGTAGCGATATGACAAAATCAGAAATAAACAGAGCTTTCGAGAATCGGTGGCGCTTCAAGGGCGAACCGCTCGACTTCATCCCCGACGTGAAAGAGTTGTGCCGCGACTTCTTCGAGGCTGGTATACTCTTAGGAGAAGGATTCCAAGTGGCAGAGATATTCGATGATGAAGGTAAGCCTACAGGCCAGACCGTGATATACAAGCATGACCCCATCTTTGACACCGCAGACTCAGGCTTCTCCGAATGGTGGGACATGTACGGCAAGAAGATTGACCGCGCCAAGTGTTTTAAGAAATGGCAGAAGATGACAGATGCAGAACGTCGTGCCTGCATTGCCGCCACCCCTGCCTATGTAGCATCCACACCCGACCTGCAATACCGCCGCCACCCGGCCACCTACCTCAACAACAAATCTTGGGAAAACCAAATTATACCTCGCAACAATGGAACTGATAAACAAGCCCAACAACAACAACGCTTTGCAAAAGTCGCAGAACGCATTGCCGAGTACACCAAAGACGCTGAGTAACTATCCCACCTTCTCCAGCTTTGCGGCCAAGTTCTCTCCAGATAACTGGGAAGCTGGATCTCGTAAGCCGACAAAGTGCGTCACCTGCAATGCGCCTTCATTGGTCGAAATCAATCTCGCCTATGGCGAAGGACGATCGGTTGCCTGGCTGATGGCACAACTGCAAACCTTTCAGGAGAAACTGAACGTACCAAACAAGATGTCTGTCTATGAAGTAGAAACATGTGCGCAGACCATCCACGACCATTTCTATCACCTGAAGACTACCGAACTGATGCTATTCTTCGCCCGTCTGCTTGGCGGTATGTATCCCGTAGAGTGGCATGGCTACGTCACGCCGACAAAGATCGTCTCTGCCCTCAGAGAACATTTTCTGCCTTGGAGGGGAGACCTGCTTCATAAGATAGAGCTACAGGAACAAAAGCGACACGCCCAGCAAGAGGCCAGCAAGCCAACTGTTTCATTTGAAGAATACCTCGCGATGAAAGGAGAAGATAACAGAGAGAGTCCATTAGAACGAATTTTAAAACAAAAGTAAGAACATGACACCAGAAGATTATCGCGCCCGCAGGGCAGAACTTATAAATGAATACTACCGTCTGAGGAATCTCCGGCTCAACCGCTGTGCAGCAGCCAGAGTCCGGACGATTGCTAAACTGGATTTTGAATACGATGGCACTGATCCCGAAAAGACCAAACGTGCCTTCCACTATGACGAACTTGGAATATAAAGACAATAACTATGGCAACAATTAAGAGTTATACAGACCTTTCTCAGAGCAAGACTTTGAATAAGATACTTCCGCTTGAAAGTGCGGATATGCACTATTCAAAAGATTTCGATGGTAGCTGGTTTGTTGATTTAGATGAATATACTTCAGTCAAAATACCTAAATATGTGGTCAATATAGAAGAGCATTTACTGCCTTGTTGGTCACTTGCAAGTTTGCTTGACATAATAAAGAAAACCATTGGATATACTTTACAAACAACCTACAATAAAGACCCAAAAGTTTTTATAGTATGCGAGTTAGATGAGAAGCCATATTCTATTGCATCATTAGAATGCGATAATGAAGTTGATGCTTGTGTGGCTATGATTGAGAAATTACATGAATTAAATTTATTGTGATTATGACTGAAAAAGAATGGGTAGAAGCAGAGAAAAGAGCAGCGCAACTTCGTAAAGAAGGGTTGTCTTTGTTTGACATCTATGACGAAGAGTTTAATTATACAAATTGTATGTTAAGTTCTCATTTATCAGAAGAAATTCATTGGTAATATAAATAGTAAAATTATGAAAGAAATATTTTTTAGGGGATGGTTTAAATGGATACCATTTCACTTAATATTTTTCAGAAATGCGGATTGGGCGATTATTCCAAGTGGTATATTTTTAGAGAAAGATAAAGTAAATAACAAAGGTTCTGAGATTATATTTGGATTCTTGCGTTGGCGGATGAGTATATATTTTCATAACTGGGATTAACGTAAATAAGTAAAATAATGAAAGAACTTAATACAACTATTACAAGAGAAGAAGTACTTGTGTGCAAATGATTATACATTTACATGAACTTAAAATGTTGTGATTATGATAACAAATTTATTATTATTGATTATAGCATCCTGTTTAATATTTACTGCCAGTTCTCTTATCTCAATAGCAAATACATTATGGAGTATTTTACAAGAACTTAAAAAGAAACAATTATGAAAGAACTATCAATAGAAGAAAAAGCCCAAAAATATGATGAAGCTTTTAGAATTGCACAAGAATTGTATAATAACCCTAATTCAAGTAATATTGGAAAAGGGTATGTTTGTACTATCTTCCCAAAACTCAAAGAAAGTGAGGACGAGAAAATAAGGAAAGAACTTATAGAGCATTGTAAGAATCAAGCTAAACCATATATTCAAACAGGAAATAAATGTCCTCAAATTCAATCTTGGATTGCTTGGCTTGAAAAGCAAGGTCAACCTACGGATATTAATCCAAGTGAATTTGATTTACGACTCAACAGACTTTTAAAAGAGTTTGAATCCCTTCCAAAAGAAGAGCTTACAAGTAGTCTCAGTTTCTATCTCAATGCAGTTCAGAATAATGGAACTTATGTAGAAGAAAAACAAGATGAACAAAATCCTGCTACTGACAAGGTTGAGCCAAAGTTTCATGAAGGAGAATGGGTTATATTGACGGCAGGAGAATTGTCAACTACGCTTCAAATAGTCAAAGTTGATACAAACAAAAGACTATATTGGTTCAATGATAGCAGCTATTTGCCTATCGTGGATGAAGAATGCTTGCAGCTTTGGACTATCCAAGATGCAAAGGATGGTGATGTGCTTGCCTTTTATAGTGAATATAGAGGCAATAAAATGGTACAGGTAGGGATAATTGAAAAATATGTGGGTAAACACGGCGGTTGTTCTAACACATTTAAAATATACGTTGGTGTGAATTGGGATAACAATTTACAAATAGGTGAATATATGGGATGCTCTGATATACGACCTGCCACAAAAGAACAGCGTGATGCTCTGATGAAAGCAATGACCGATGCTGGATACACCTTTGACTTTGAGAAGAAAGAGCTGAAGAAGATTGAAAAGAAGCCGCAGTGTATTGTTTCAGTAGAAGCAAAGGAAGCAATGTATGACAAGACTGCTTGGAGCAAAGAAGATGAAAAGATGCTTGAATATGCTCTTGATATGATAGAATGGTATGGTGGTAAAAATGCTGATAAATCAAGACTTGTTAGTGATTGGCTCAAATCCATCAGACCTCAAAAGCAGTGGAAGCCGAGTGAAGAAATGCTTGAAGCTTTGTATAGAGTAATCCCTGAAAATGTGATGGAGAAATCAGAAGATGAAATTCTTTTGGATAAATTGTATCAAGGCTTGAAATATGGCAGAGTATTAAGTAAAAATTAAAAAAAACAACTTTGAATTATGACACAAGAGGATATAAAATTAATTTTGACAGACCTTTGTGGAAGAATACCATACCATCCAAAAGGTCTTGTGGTTAATGCTTGC